AACGGAGCCACAGGTGTAACTATGTTCGGTGGAGATGTAGTCTTCTCTGGAACGATGTACGCTGATAAGATGGTCGTAGAGCTTGACATGTCAACCACCGGAAGTGTGATGATATCAGGTTCACTCTTTGTATCAAGAAGTGCAACGATAAATCAGGGATTAGAAGTCAATAAGAGTAGTGGTCAAACTTCAGAGCATGATTTCTATGTGCATACTAACGGATCAGCTGGTGGGTCTTTCTTCAGGGTTGACGTCGACGATGCGGAATACGGATCAGTATTTTTTGGCGATTCAGCAAAGGGTCTAAATGTTCTGCTATACGGCTCAGCCGGTCCGAATTATGTTTATTGGGATCAGAGTGATAATAAGTTTGAAGTTCATGGAGAGCTACTTCAGCAGAGAGGCGATGCCACTTTTAATGAAGCGGCTGGAGACTATGACTTCCGAGCTGAGTCCCAGTCTATTCCAGGTACAATCGTTATCGATTCTGGTACAGACCAGCTCCTTCTCCACTGCTCTGGAACAACAGCGGGAAAGGCGGGCGGTGATCACGCAGGCGCACCCTCTGCTGGATCTGATGTAGCAACATATATCAGCGGATCAGCTGGATCCAAAAATATAGCAAACACCAAGGGCACGACACTGGTCACTGGAGATCTTGTTATATCTGGCGGCATGGCATTACTCGGCGCCGGTGGGGGCACACTTGAGTTAACTGCTTCAATGATGGATCTCGGCTGGAAACCATCAGATCCAAGTGCTCGAGTCTCTCCGATATTTAGGCTATCTAGTCATAATGATGAGCAGAAACTGGACGTGCCTCCTGTAGACGTTGGCACCATTGAATTCTGGGGTGGAGATAGTACATATAAAAATGTCGGAGCAAAAATAATAGCTACACCCGGTGCTTCGTGGATCGCCTCAGATAGATCACCAACAAATATTGAATTCTGGACAAATGATGATACCACGGGTCCCATTAAGCGAAGTATGGAGATCCACTATGGTGGAGGAGTCGGAATAGGAGTTGAGGGATCAGGCCCGTCAGAAGTTCTCCATATCAGCGGTACAGCTGCTGGACAAAATGCAGCACTCAGGGTAGACAGTCCATTTGGAGAAAGTGGAAGAACTGCTTCAAGCAAATATTATGCATATTCTGATAAGTCAACAAATTCTAATAACTACTATGCTTATAAATCTACTGGAGCTGTAACTGCCTCAGATATTTCACAATTCAAAAAGTTTGCATTTGATAGAGGTGCTGATGGCAATAACGGATTAGCTACACTCTCCTGGGATGCACCGTATAAGTCAGAAGGAACTAGCAACTTCGAGCATCTTGATCATCATATCACTTACATCGGTCAGCGAGGAGCTAGCATAGCATTTCTCTCAGCTTTAGCAGTTGTATCTTCATCATATGGTCTGGGGTATAACTACCCCACAGTAGATCCCGGTGCACAGGTATTAATACTATCTGGAACAACAGATTCTGGAACTGACATAGTTGATCCTAGAAGATTCACAGATACAAACTTCTTCGTATCTGGATCTCGAGGGACAAGAAATAGCACACTAAGAGGAACATCAGTATTTGGTGGAGACCTAGTGGTATCTGGAAACACAGAGCTTAAAAGCAGCGTTACTATTAATGAGTCTGCTGCTGATTTTGACTTCCGCGCTGAATCTCAGAATATCCCTGGAGCCATTGTCATAGATTCCGGTACTGATCAGCTCCTCCTTCACGCTTCAGGTACGATAGCTGCCACCGCAGGCGGTGCTATCGAGGGAGCGGCTGGCTCCGACGTAGCCACATATATCAGTGGAACAACAGAGTCCCGTGGAATTAGTCGCAGTAAGGGAACTACACTCATCACAGGCGACATGGCACTGAGTGGAACAATGCATCTACTGTCAGGTGCAATATTCACAGTAAGTGAGGCACTATCGTGGAACACTGCAGAGAATGTATCTATATTCGGGACTGCTAATTCACTAAATCTAAATTCAGATGCATTTCTATATGTCAATGCATCATCAGAAACTAATTTTCAGACAGGCGATGTTAATCTAAATACAACAAATGGTGACTATGACTTTACTGTTAGGTCAGGTGAGTCAGGATTAGATGGAATGATCGTCGTAGACGGCGGCACAGATCAGCTTATTCTACATGCATCACAAAGTGTGGCAATATGGGCCGGCGGCCCAGGAATTCCTGCAGGCACAGATGTTGGCATCTACCTGAGCGGTGCCATCGGTTCAGCAGGTGCGGCAAATAGTAAGGGAGCTGCCTTATTCACAGGTGATGTCGTCGTGTCTGGATCTCTGTACGGAGGCTACGTCGCCCAGTACGATCAGGAGGTTTTAAAGATTGGCTCTATCCTTCAGATTCAAGGTTCTAGTTTTTACTTTGATGGAGGGGCAACCGACACCGACACCTCACCTGAAGGAGAAGACATCGTCTTCTCCGTGTCCGGAAGCATCGGTAATAAGGATCAGCCCTCCTTCGAGGCTAGTGGAGGAACAGCGGTATTCGGCGGTGATCTCGTCGTCTCTGGAAACACATACCTTGCACTACGACAGATAGAAGGCCATGGTTCTGACCTCGCTAATGTCGGAATAGATGTCAACTTCTTCGTATCCGGATCTGACGGAGGAAAGATAAGCGGTGAGGGCGTCGCAGTCTTCGGAGGAGATCTCCAAGTATCGGGTGGTATCTATATAGGTGATCCTGCTGGTTCAGCAAATGCTTCACTTATAGAGACAGATGGCACCGGAAAATTAACAATAGACGGAGAAAATTACGTTCAGCTCTCTGCTGACTCCGAGGTCATGCTCTTCGCTGGCTACAAGGAGGTATTAACTGCTTATGGCACCGGTGTGGTAGTAAATGAGCTCGCCCAGGCTGCTGTGGACTTCAGGGTTGAGACTGCCACTAAGGATCACGCTCTCTTCGTTGATGCTGCTCATGATCGTATTTACTTTCTCTCAAGTAGCTCTGGAGCAGCTGTAGACATACGAGAAGAGGCCATACTGATACTGTCAGGAGGTAGTCATAATGATCCCATAGGAGATGCACAGAAATACACAGACACAAACTTCTTCGTCTCTGGGTCGATCGGTTCAGTAGTTAATGGCTTTGGCGCTGAGCAGGTTGGCAATGGAGATCTGGGCGCAGCAGTCTTTGGCGGAGATGTGGTTATCTCTGGCACTTTGTTTACCCCGGCATCGACCATTTACGTGGGGGGAGCAAAGCTAGGTTCGACGCCCACCGGTGAGTTTCTCTTCCTCTCAGGCGGTGCAGCAACAGATCCAGATCCAGCAAATGCTAGTGATGCAAACTTCTTTGTCTCCGGCGCTATTAACTCGATAGGAGGCGAAAATGCTGGAACTGCTGTCTTTGGTGGTGACATGTTAGTTAGCGGTAACTTGCAGATTCCGGCCGGGCAGAGTATCGTATTCGACAACAAAAACTTCAGAATGGGAAGCAGTAACGGAAGTGACCTGATGATAACTGCCGGTGGCGAGTTCAGCCTAGAGGCAGATAATTCTAAGATGGCATTTGATGCCGGCTCTGGCCAAGGATTCGATTTTAGAGGATCATCACAAAACTTCCTAGAGCTCGCTCCTAGTGGTGCACTTAGCTACACATCAGCTGTTGGAACTTTGATGGTCCTATCGGGATCGCAGTCAGGTGCAACCTCTCCAGATGAGTCAACATATACAGACACATGCTTCTTCGTATCTGGTGCAGTTGGATCGTACGGAACTGGTAATAGAGGAACCGCACTCTTCGGCGGAGACGTGGTTGTGAGCGGATCATTTTTTCCCGGAGAAGATACTGCATCTAATCTTGGAAGTGAAGATAATCGCTGGGCAAACGTCTACACGGGTGACCTTCATCTCAGAAATGAGAAGGGAAGCTGGACAATACAAGAGGATGTTGACAGATTGATAGTTATAAATAACATGACCGGAAAGAGGTACAAGATGGCGCTCGAGCCACTGGGAGATGAAGAGTAATGGCATTTATAGGTCAATCATTATCGGGCTCTATCGGCCCGCTGTTAATTCAGTCCGGTAGCGGCACAGGCGGCCAGGTCCTAATACTTTCTGGAGGCGGCGGCGAATCTTATGATGAGTCTACATATACAGACATTAACTTCTTCGTCTCGGGGAGTGTTGGAAAAAAAGACTCACAGATAATGGGAGTATCTCTCTTCGGCGGAGACCTCCACATATCAGGCAACCTAACAGTAGACGGCACGTCGCCGGAGCCGCCACCGCCGCCGCCGCCACCAGACGTGGGATGGTTCGGCATTGCCGATGGTATAATCTTCACAACTGGATCTCTCAATATAGGCACTGCTGGTGATGGAACAAATCCAGATATCAAATTTTTCGACGGAGGCTCTGCTACTTTCAATAAGCAGGGCACAGTCGGTGCTTTCGTCGTCACATCACCAGATATACCAGGCTCGATACTGGTAGATGGCTCAACTAATCAGCTTTTTCTACACTCATCTGGAACAACAGCTACAGAGGCAGGTGGGCAAGATCATCCTGCTGGAACAGATGTAGCAACCTACATAAGTGGCACAGTTGGATCTGTCGGTGTATCAATGAGCAAGGGAGCAACTCTTATCACAGGAGATACAGTCCTCAGCGGAACTGTCCAGATGCAAGATGGAAAGTCTCTTGTCTTTAACGGTAGCACGAATACAGCTAAGATAACAAATAACGGATCCAATCTTGATATAAACGCTCCTAGTCTCCTTAATCTTAATGTTGGCTCATCAGTAGCTATTGGGGAGCATTCAATAGGAACAGATATCATTCTGTCAGTATCCGGTGCCCTCGGAGGAAAGGCATCACGCAGGGGGGTTTCACTCTTCGCAGGTGACACATTTATCTCTGGAACACTCATAGTCTCTGGCGCTCAGAGACCAGGAAACGGATATTCTGGTGGGTCCATATCAGGATCAATCCATCACACATCACTCGGCTTATCTTATCTAGCTGCTGGTTCTAATGTAACGATCACATCTGCATCTAATGGACAGGTCACGATCGACTCATCAGGAGGGGGAGGAGGAATATCATGGTACGGCTCCACAGCTAACGGTGTCGCAACATTTAAGGACGCAGATGAGGCAACCGTAGAAGCAAATCTAACATTCGACGGAACAAACCTTCTGATCAAAGACCAGGGTCAGATCCAATTTCTTAATGGCGACCAGAGCATCAGTAATGCCGGAACTGATCTATCTATTTTATCTAGTGAAGGTGTGGCCATAGCAGCAGACGGCGGTGTTCTCAATCTGCAGGGTTCTAATCAAATAAAACTGACAACATCAGGTGGACCAGTTCTGATACTGACAGGTGTGGGTGCATCTACAGCGATGTCACCGGACGAGTCAAATTACTCCGATCTAATCTTCTTCGTATCCGGTTCTGCTGGGTCTAAGGACACAGCTAACCCAGGAGTTTCGCTATTTGGCGGTGACCTCGTGGTCTCCGGTAACACTTACCTTGCGATGAAGAAATCAGGTCCCGGATCTGATCTCGTAGGTGTCGGAACAGACACAAACTTCTTTGTATCTGGCACAGTTGGATCGTACGGAACTAGCAATAAAGGAACCGCACTCTTCGGCGGAGATGTGGTCATGTCTGGAAGTCTATACGGCGGTGATTATTCTCAGCATCCGCAGAAGCCGGGAACACGGCTGACAATAAAGTCATCTGTCACCATTAATGCAGCATTATTTGAGTTCACAGGTAATGAAGATGAGGGTCCAGACGCTGGGAGAGACGCAAGCTTCCTTATCTCTGGTACAATGGATGGTAAGCAGAGTGGTGGCGGAGTAGCAGTTTTCGGAGGTGACACTGTTATCTCTGGAACCCTGTATGGCGGTGTAATAGATTACGGCGAGGGCGAAATAGAAGAGAAGCTCACAATTGGTACAGCTCTTGAGATTGCAGGTTCTAGATTCTTCTTTGACGGAGACGATCATGAAAATGAAGAAGCTGCCGCGCCTGACGGCGATGATATTGTATTCTCGGTCTCAGGAAGCATCGGTGGTAAGGGACAAGACGCATTCGAGGGAGATGGCGGAGTAGCAGCCTTCGGCGGTGACATGGTGGTATCAGGAAGCATCTATGTCTCACCAGAGGACACAGGTGAGGGTTTTGTCCTAATCTCTCCAAGCGGAAAATTGTTCAGGATAAATGTAGCTGACAACGGAGATCTCAGCACAACGGATATAACACCATAAAATAAGAGGTGTACAGATATAGTCCTCCAGGGTAATATACATAAAGATTATTCGGAGAAATTGTCGTGTTCACTAGTCCATTTAACACTAATGAGGTCTCTATTCCAGAGAACACTCAGATAGTTTTTGTATCTGACCTTTTTGTCGAGGATCTCCTCGGCGGAGCTGAGATGACCACTGAGGCCATCGTCAGTAGCTCACCATATAATGTCTTTAAATTGAGATCTAAGGATGTCAACATGAATACGCTTTCACAGGGACAGGGCTGCTACTGGATTTTTGGAAATTTTTCTGGAATGGACCAACGTCTGATTCCCACCGTCGTGGCTAACATGAAGTACTCTATAGTAGAGTATGACTATAAGTACTGTCAGCATAGGTCTACAGAAAAACATCTAGCAGTAGAAGGAGAGGCATGTAACTGTCACAATGAGAATCACGGAAAGATGATATCTGCATTTTATCACGCAGCTGACTCACTCTGGTGGATGTCTGAGGGCCAGATGAAGAAGTATCACAGTGTTTTTCCGTTTCTAGCAAGAAATAAAAATACAGTTCTCTCATCTGTTTTTGACAATAGTTTTTTTGAAAAAATTGCATCGCTTTTTAGTAAAAATAATGAAAATAAAAATGATAAGTGGACAGTCATCGGGTCCACATCCTGGATAAAGGGAACAGATGATGCAGAGGCATACTGCAAGGAAAATGAGTTAGAATATGATGTCGTATGGAACTTACCCTATGACGATCTACTTGAGAGACTTTCCCTTTCAAAGGGTCTTGTATTTTTACCTAAGGGAGGTGACACGTGTCCTAGGACTGTCATCGAGGCAAAGCTCTTAGGGTGCGACCTAATTCTTAATGAAAATGTTCAACACTCAAAAGAGACATGGTTCAACACACCTGACATAAAGGGGACACTTGATTATCTAATCAGCGCTAGAAAACGATTTTGGACGGGTGTGAGTGATGTCATAAATAAAGCACCAACAATAAGTGGGTACACAACTACAAAGGACTGCATAGATCAAAAGTATCCATTTGTATCATCTATAAGATCCCTGATAGGGTTCTGTGACCAAGTCGTCGTCGTAGATGGTGGTTCAACAGATGGAACGTGGGAACGCCTTCTAGAGCTGCGAGAGACCTATCCAGAGCTGATTATACATCAACAGGGCAGGGACTGGGAGGAAAAAAGATTCGCAGTATTCGATGGGCTTCAAAAGGCTCTAGCAAGGACACTTTGCACAGGCGAGCTCTGCTGGCAACAGGACTCTGATGAAGTGGTTCATGAGGAAGACTATAAAAAAATTAAAAATTTAGCGAAGACTCTGACAAAAAATATAGATCTCGTTGCACTTCCAGTTATTGAATTCTGGGGCGGTCCTGAAAAAATTAGAGTGGACATAAATCCCTGGAAGTGGAGGCTCAGTAGAAATAGACCTCACATAACACACGGTATTCCTGCAGAGCTAAGAAAGTTTGATGATGAAGGAAGGCTTTACTCTAGCCCAGGATCAGATGGATGTGATTACATAAGAAGTGACACCTTTGAAAGAATTCCATTTGCAGGATTTTATACAGAGGATGCACATAAGAATAGAGAGCTAGCACTCGCAGGTGACAATGATGCTCTAGAGAGATATAAGGCATGGTTCGAAGAAATTGCAAATAATCTCCCATCTGTTTATCACTATTCATGGTTTGATATAGATAGAAAGATAAAGACATATAAGAACTATTGGTCAAGACACTGGCAGAGCCTATATGATATAGAGCAAGAAGACACAGCTGAAAATAATATGTTCTTTAATAAGCCGTGGAAGGATGTCACAGAACTAGATATAGAGAGCTTGTCTAAAAGATTATCAGATGATATGGGTGGATGGATTTTTCACCAAAAGATAGACTTTGACAAAAAAACACCCTATATAAGATGCGCTACTAAAAACCACCCAGAGATAATAAAAGAGTGGATCAAAAAGTGAAAGTGATTTTTATAGTTCCTTGCTTCAATGCTGAGAAAAATCTAGATAACTTATTTAAGTCCTTAATCTCTCAAGATGAAGAGGACTGGGTGTGTATTCTTATAGATGATATGTCAGAGGATCACACGGCCAAAAAAATAATAGAGCTCTCTAGAAATGATAAAAGGTTTCACTGTCACATAAATAGAAGTAAAAAATTTGCATTAAGAAATATTGTTGAAACATCAAGGCTGTTTCAAGGTATGAGTGATGTTATAATTGCTGTCATCGATGGCGATGATCAACTTTGTAATAATAAGACAATCAGCTTATTAAAGACCGAATATGAAAATGGTAAAGACGTCGTATGGACAGCCCACAGATGGGATATTAATGAATTAAATATATCAAAAGAGATGCCTATGAATGTAGATCCATATTCGTGGCCGTGGTGTTCATCACACCTAAGAACATTTTCTTCGACATTGCTTTCTCGCATATCTGATATAAACTTTAAAGATACACTTGGTAATTGGTTTAAAAGAGGGTATGATCAAGCACTTATGCTTCCCATTTTAAGCCTGACAAAAAATAGAGCGTATATAGATGAGGTTTGTTACAGGTATAATATAAACTCTGTCTCAATTAAAGATAGATCATGGGAAGAGAAGGGACAGATTTCTACGATCAATACAGTTAGAGCTAGAGGATTTTTAGAATAGATGGCCAGGAGTTCAAGTGAGAATATTTCTTGATAATGTAAACCTAGAGTCAACCTCAGGGCCTAATAGCTTTGCAAAGAAGATATCAGGTGAATTAAGAAAAGAACATGAGGTGTACACTTCAATTAATGACCTAATAGATGAAAAGAAAAGACCCGAGGTTCAACTGTCTTTTATATCTTCTAACTATCAATTAGCACCCATTGTTCAAAGGCTAGACGGAATATACTTTAACTCTGAGCAAGCCTTCAATGAATTAAACCTCCCAATCGAGGCAACATATCAGACAGCTAGTGCAGTAATCTTTCAGTCAGATTTCAATAAAAAATTAACTGAAAAATATTTTGGAAAGAAAGAAAATTCTTTTGTAATCAGAAATGGTACATCATTAAAAAAAATATCTGATGCTCCAGAGATAAATCATCCCGTAATTGATGATTTTGAAGATGTTTGGATGTGTGCATCATCTTGGCGTCCCCACAAGCGACTACAAGAAAATATTAACTATTTTTTGGAATATTCCAAAAAAAAAGACTGTCTAATCATTGCAGGAGAAAATCCAGACGTCAGAGTTGCTGATCCCAGAGTTTTCTATGCTGGACATCTTTCTTGGATTGACATGATATCATTAATGAAGAGATCATCCTATTTTTTACATTTAGCGTGGCTTGATCATTGTCCAAATGTTGTAGTAGATGCAAGAGCAGCAGGATGTCACATCATCTGTTCTTCAACAGGGGGAACTAAAGAGATAGCTGGATTAAGGTCTACTATAATTCTTGAAGATGACTGGGATTATTCACCAGTAAGACTATATGAGCCACCCAAGATGAACTTTAATCAAAAAATAGAAAATACTTTTGAGTCTGATATCGAAATTAAAAATGTTACACAAGAATATATCAGCGTATTTGAGAGTGTTAAGCTATGAGATTTTTAATCACTGGAGCTGGTGGACTTATCGGAAGTGAAGCAGCTAGATATTTTTTAAAAAATAATCTTGTCTGGGGAATTGATAATAATATGAGGGCCCAATTTTTTGGACCACAAGGAGATGTTACACCAGCAATAGACTCTCTAAATAATCTAGATGGATACACTCATTTCTGGGCAGACATAACAAAAGAGGATCAGATAGAAGATATTTTTAGAAAGATCATGCCAGATGTCATTATTCATTGCGCAGCCCAGCCCTCACATGATAAAGCTGCATCAATTCCACTATTAGATTTTGATGTGAATGCCAGAGGAACAATTCTTTTATTAGAGTCATTTAGAAAATATTGCAAAGAAGACTCAGTCTTTATACACATGAGTACAAATAAGGTTTATGGAGATGGACCAAATCATCTTTCTCTAGTAGAGCTAGAAAATAGATGGGAATATACTGATCCAGAGCTATTTGGTATCGGAATATCAGAAACATTTTCAATTGATAGGTGCTTACATTCCTTATTTGGAGCTTCAAAGGTGTCTGCAGATATTATTGCACAAGAATATGGTAGATATTTTGGATTAAATGTAGGGATATTTAGAGGAGGATGTCTTACAGGTCCGCAGCACGCTGGCGTAGAGCTACACGGATTTTTGTCCTATATCATCAAGTGTGCATTAAACAAAAAACATTATACAATATTTGGATATGGTGGAAAACAGGTGAGAGATCAAATTCACTCATTTGATGTGATAAGGGCTTTTGAATCTTTTATTCAGCACCCTAAAAAGGGAGAAGTCTATAATATCGGCGGAGGATATGAAAATAGTGCATCAGTTATTGAGATTATAGAGATTCTAAGAGAGAGATATGGGCTAGTTTTAAATTATTCACTTGATGATAAAAATAGAATAGGGGATCATATTTGCTATTACACTGATTTATCAAAATTTAAAAAAGATTTCACTTCTTGGAATATATCTAGATCCCTAGATGATATAATTAATGAAATTATATCTAATGAAAGTCAAGGATAACACTAATGGGAATAGAAGATATTAACAAAAATATTAATGAATTTCCTATTATTTTTAAAGATCAAGAACTTTACATCAAAGATACACGCGTCACTTCTGTCATTAATCAAATAATTTGTAGTGGGCAACGACTAGATACTTCGACACTAAGTGATAACCAGCTAAAATTAATACGATCAGTTGAGAACTCTGTAAATAATGCTGAAATATTTAGGTCCAAATTGAATGATGATATTTTAAATATGAGAGGAGTGACTTCAACATCTCGTAAGATTAGACATTTTTTAAATAATATCTGCGAACTATCTCCAGATTATTTAGAAGTTGGATGTGCATCAGGATCTACATATATTTCTTCACACTATTTAAATAATATGAATTCCTCCTATGTGTGTGATTTATTTGCTGAATCTAAAAATGGAGAAAATGGAAAGGATACTTTTTTAAATAATTGTCAAAAATATCTTGAAAAGGATCCAGAAAATTTATTTTCTGAAGATTGTTTTTCCCTTGATTTGTCAAAAATATCCAATAAAATAAATCTCTATTTATATGACGCTAGACACAATGTAGATGATCAAGAAAAAGCTTTGACATATTTTGAAGAAGTTTTTGATGATGACGTTATCTTTATAGTTGATGACTGGAATGATAGCAGGGTCAAGATAGGAACAGTCTTGGGACTGGCAAAGATAGGTTATGATATCATATGGTGGAATAGCCCTCCAGCTCATAGTCAAATTACATATCTATTTAAAAATATATTTGCACAAAGGGGACAAGTGAAATTTAGTAAGGATGATCCCTTTGGAGATGAATTTAGGTGGCACAACGGATTGATGATAATGATTCTATCCAAGAGGAAAAAAAATAAGGATGGTCTTGAAGATAATGAACAATATATTGATGAATGGCTGGAGGGCTAGCAGTGAGTAATTTACCTAAAGTCACATTTGGAATAGTAAACTGTAATAGACTGTATTATTTAAAGAGCTGCTTAGAATCTCTAATTTTTTGTACGAAGAGCTACGAAAACAAAGAGCTAATAGTTGTCGATAATGCGTCAATAGAAGAAGGAACCTCTGAATACCTAGATGAAATAGAAAAAAATGGAATAATCGTCGTACGGCAAAAGAAGAGAGATCCTAGTAATGAATTTGCAAAGGCACTTAACATAATATCAGAGATAGCAACAGGAGAGTATATCTGCCCACTACAGGGGGATATGCAATTTATAGTTAGAGGACCGTGGCTTGAAGAATATGTCAGATATTTTCAAAAACATGGAAATAATATAGGATGTATTTCTCTAGATGCTCAAAGAAAAATCACAATTCGTAGGCGTTCACCATATGGAGTTTTTGACAAAGATGAGCTAGATAACCACTTTAGATTTTTTATAGAGCCAAAAAGACCCCCAATAAGCGGCGCAGCTGATGTGATGTATAGTAAAGAAATAATAAAGAAAATATATCCGTGGAATGTTAACAATTCAAGCCATGAGGGCGGTGATGATTCAGAAACTGCTATGCTTAAAAAAATTGAAGACTTAGTTAGATCCAGTGACTTAAAGGATGTTTTCTTCATATCTCCACAAATTCCTGTTTCAGTTGCAATTCAAACTGACAGCCGAGGAACTAATGCAAGAGTTAGAGGGACTAAAAGATATGGAGACTATTGGCCAGCAAAAAAAGACTTTAGGTATTATGAGATATTTGAAATAGAAGATCTCATTTCTAGCTGTGATAAAAATAGTCCTCCACTGGCAATAGACGATCTTGCCAAGGGGGTCGAGTGGAATGTTCCTAAAGACGAACTTGGAAATTGGCTAAAAAATCCAATTCAACCAGAAAGTGCATCTATTAATGACTATGTTGACTTAGAAATATCTAATAAGCCCCCAGAAGATTCTTTGTCTCCAGACTACTTGTCTGAATGGTTAGATGATGAGTAAGATTTTTGTACTGCCTCCTAGAGAAAGCTGGATATGTGATAGAATTTCAGCTGAGTGGTATGAAAATTGTCAAGATATTTCAACAAAAAATATCATAGATGCAGACATAATATGGCTATTAGCAGGCTGGTGCTGGAAGCAAGTTAATTTAGAGCTTTTAAAGACAAAAAGAGTTGTTGTCACAATTCATCATATTGTTCCAGAAAAGTTTACGCAAGAAAAATTTAATGACTTTATGTTAAGAGATAAGTTTGTTGATCTTTATCACGTGCCCAATGATAAAGCCTACAAGGCTGTCTCTAGATTAACACAAAAACCAATTAAGGTAGTAGGCTACTGGTTTGATAAAAAAAAGTGGTTTCATGAAGAAAGGAGCACTTGTAGGGATAGGCTTGGGTTATCAAATAATGATTTCATAGTTGGATCATTTCAAAGAGATACAGAGGGATCTGACCTAATAACACCAAAGCTTGAAAAAGGTCCAGATCAGTTTTGTGATTATGTTGGAAACATGCAAAGAGATAATTTACATGTTCTCCTCGGCGGATGGCGACGACAATATGTGATATCTAGACTAGAAAAAATGAAAATACCCTACACCTATTTTGAACTTGCAAACCTTGAAACTTTGCGTTTAATGTACTGTTCTCTAGACTTATATGCAATATCATCTAGATACGAGGGAGGCCCACAGTCAGCTCTAGAGGCCTCTGGAATGCACATCCCTATAGTATCTACAGATGTGGGTATGGTACCAGATATACTTCACAAAGATTGTATATTTGAAAAATTAGATTCTAATTTCTATCCAAGTAAAAATCATGTAGAGTTCAACTTTGAACAAGCAATGAAATTTGAGATATTATTACATAAAGAAAGATATATTGAAATGTTTAAGGGAATATTGTGAAAAAAAAGGTAGCTTTGATAACAGGAATAAACGGGATGGACGGTAGCCATCTAGCAGACTTTCTTCTTGATAGAGACTATGAGATTTTCGGTGTTGAAAGAAGGTCTTCTGTTAAAAATAGAACAAATACAAAACATCTAGAAGGAAAGGTAACTTTTCTCACAGGCGATCTAACAGACCAAAATTCACTCTTTAGGTGTCTAAAGCAGAGCAATCCTGATGAGGTTTATAATTTAGCTGCGCAGTCTTTTGTAGGAGAAAGTTGGAATACACCAGAGCAAACATCTGATGTCACAGGTCTAGGGGCACTAAGAATGCTAGAGGCCCTCAGAGAATATAAAGAGACACGTAGTGATTTACGGTATTATCAAGCCAGTTCATCAGAAATGTTTGGTAGAATGGTTGAAAATCCAGCAAGTGAAACTACACCGTTTTATCCTAGAAGTCCATATGGTGTCTCTAAACTATATGCACACTGGATCACTAAAAACTATAGAGAGTCATACGGTATGTTTAACTGCTCTGGTATACTCTTTAATCATGAGTCTGAAAGGAGAGGATTAGAATTTGTGACTAGAAAAATATCTAATGGTGTTGCAAAAATAAGTCTAGGAATAGCAGACCATATATCTTTAGGAAATCTTGATGCTAAGCGAGACTGGGGCTATGCACCTGACTATGTTGAATCAATGTGGCTAATGCTTCAACAAGATGAACCTGATGATTATGTAGTTGCTACTGGAAAGTGTCACTCTATACGAGACTTTTTAAGTGAAGCATTCTCCTTAGTGGGAATCGAAGACTGGAAAGATTATATTATTCAAGATCCAAGATTTATGAGACCTGCTGAAGTAGATGTTCTCGTTGGAGATAGCTCAAGGGCGAAGAATAATTTGGGGTGGGAGCCTAAGACATCTTTTAAGGAATTAGTAAGCATCATGGTTAATAGTGATATTGAAATATTAAAAAAGAGCTTATAGTCACTTTATTTAAATGTGTGATATGAAATACGAGGGAGTTTTTAATGGTTTCTGAAAAAATGATAGCAGGCGTATGGTCAGGCCATGATTCATCTTATTGTATTCTAGATGGTGGACGACCTATCATACACGATGAATATGAGAGATTTATAAGAGAAAAAGAGCCAGCCGGTGACTCTGTAAGATTTCTTTTAGATAACTTTAAAGACCACGGATCATTAAAGTATGTAGCAACATGTACACCAACTAATAAGCTAACAGAGCACAAAGAGTCTCTTATAGAGATAAATTCAATAATTTCTAAAAACGGTGGAGGCATATATTCAGTTGGACATCATCAAGCACATGCTGCAAATACATTCTTTTCTAGCAATTTCAAAGAATCACTAATCTTGACAATCGACGGCGGCGGAGTCGAGGATGATGGATTTGAGACAGCATTCACTGTGTGGACAGGCAAAGAAAATGAAATTAACTGTAAGTACAGACTTCCAATGAATGTCTTAAACATAGGTGGGCTCTGGACACGGGCCACAAGGTATATTTTTGAACTACAGTCAGGGTGGCCACGGGGTCACCAGGCAGGATCTGTGATGGCCATGGCAGCCTTGGGAGATAGGGAAAAATATGTAAAAGATTTTCATAAAATGCTTACAGAAGACATACAGATAGCTTCTTTTAAGCCTCCAAATCAGCCAAAGGGAGCTTTAATCTTAGGTAATGATCCAAAGCATCCCTATCTAGACAAATGGAATAAGATAGCAAGAAAAAGTGAGCAAGATAAGTTTGATCTAGCAGCAGGCCTACAATATGCCACAGAGATCTTCTTTAAAGCTCTTATGACACAAATTATAGGAGAAGTTCCTCAAAAAAATCTTTGTTTAGCTGGCGGCGTATCTCTAAATTGTGTTCTCATAGGAAAGATAAAAGAATGGTTTCCGCAGATAGAAAATATATTTGCAACAACAGTTCCACATGACGGCGGCATAGCTATAGGGGCAGCTCAGTATGTCTGGCATCAAGTCTTAAGAAACGAAAGAATTAAGTGGAAGGATAATTTCACTCCATATCTAGGCAAAACATACTCAGAGCAAGAAGTGATGAAGTCGATATCAGATAAAGATAGCGTCGAAATAAAAAAAGTTTCAGACAGCGATGTTATTGATCTTCTCGATCACCAGAAAATTATCTCGGTATTTGGACAAGGTTCAGAATCAGGTCGTCGTGCACTAGGAAATAGAAGCATATTAGCAGATCCCCGCTCATCTAAAATGAAAGAAATAATAAATGATAAGGTGAAGCACAGGCAGTGGTATAGACCATTTGCTCCCTCAATCTTAGAGGAAGAGGGGAAAAATTGGTTTGAAAACTATCAAGAGAGTCCATATATGAGCTTTGCACTACACTTCAAAGAGGAAAAGAAGGAACTAGTTCCAGCTGTTGTTCACGTAGATGGAACAGCTAGATTGCAGACAGTTACAAGTAATGATAATAATTGGTATCATAATTTTTTAAAGATGTGGCACAAAAAATCTGGTGTTCCTATTTTACTTAATACGAGCTTTAATGATAGAGAGCCAATATGTGAAACACCAGACCATGCAATTAATTGTTTTTTAGGTACAGATATTGACTATCTATACTTTTATGATTATGGATTTTTGCTTTCAAAGGTAGACAAATGAAAGTATGCATAGTTGGAAATTCACCTAATCTTTTAGATAAAGACTTAGGTGATAAAATAGACATGTGTGACCATGTCATTAGAATTAATGATTTTGTAATAGAGGGATTTGAAAAACAGATAGGCTCTAAAACAACTATTATTGCAGCAGGTTTTAGTTCTATTTCTAAGATGCTAAAGGGTGATTACACAACAAGTCATCTTATGAATACGTGTGATATATGGGTTCTTCATCCAGAACCAGGAAGGATTAGCAGTGTTGTCAACTATGGAGTGAGTAAAGATAGAATATTTGTAATAGATGGAGATGCTTATAGCTTTTTAAAAAATGTCATTTATGAAAATTTTTGGAGAAAGATACCTTCTTGTGGAATAGCAACTATTCAAATGTCACTTAATCACTTTAAAAGTGATGAAATATTTATCGTGGGATTTGATGAAAATACTGGAAAAGAAGGAAAAGGTCACTATTATGAAAAAGACTTTCTTGATATAGACCTTCCAGGTGACCCAGTAGGTCATGATTTCGCATCCGAAAATTCTTACATACAGAGACTTGTCGATAAAGAAAGAATTAAAAGGCTTGAATAAAAGAGCTTTGTATTGAAAATCTTTATTAATTTTAAATATAATTCTATTGTTCGGAGGCTTGAATGAATACGTGGTATGTCATACCTGCACGCAAGGGTTCTAAGGGGCTCAAGTTTAAAAATAGAAGACTGTTGCCAATAACAGTAAATCAGATACCTGATCATGAAAAAGATAATATCATAGTATCTACTGATGACGAAGCTCTAATTGATTTCTGTAAAGAGAAAAATATTTTATTTAGAGATAGGCCTCGCCATCTATCTAGTGATGAAGCATCTTTAAAGGATGTGATTTTAGATACTGTACAGTATTTTAAAATGGATTCAGATGATATAGTTGTAATTCTTTTTCCAACATTTCCACAAAGAACATTTGATGATATCAGAGAAGCCTTAGCTTTTCTAGATAAAAATAACTTAAAGTCTTGCACAGGAAAAAGAGTCATAGAAGATAATCATCCGTATCTGTGCTTTGAAAAGTCTGGGAGCATACTGGGAAAAAAGGTCGTAGATCATCCACACTATAGAAGACAAGACTATCCAGACTGTTTTGGACTTTGTCATCTTGTATGTGTTGCAAAGGCATCAGAGGTATCAAGGCTTGATGATCTTTTGGTAAATTCTGAAACAGGCTACATGTGGTGTAGAGATGATCTCATAGATGTTGATTATGAAGAAGATTTTTTAAAGTATTCTGAAAAAATGACATCTGGAATTGAAAGATTTAATCCTAGGGCTTTTGAAATAGAATTTTCTCCATTTATAAGACACTTTGATAGATACTTTGATGCAATAAAGCTTTTGGGAAAAACAGGAGATAGAGAGTCTTGGCTAGACTGTGCCTGTGGCAGTGGATATGGAACATCTTTTTTAACAAATTTTACTAGTAATGTATGGGGGTATGATAGAGATAAAGAGGCTATCATGCATGCTAACTGCTTCTATAAGAATAGATTTTGCAATTTTACTTCTAGTATAAATGACCTTAGTGATAAAAGATTTGATATAATTTTTTCAATTGAAACCATAGAGCACATGCCTATAGAGGAAGCAAAAGTCTTTTTAAGGCAGTGCAATGATATGCTTGTAGATGATGGGCACCTATTAATCACAACACCAATTGTTGAAAAAACAAATTTAAATCCTACTAATGAATTTCATTTTTTTGAATGTTCACTGAGTGATTTTGTTAGTCTCTTAGCTGATGGTGGATTTAATGTGGTCGATACATTATTAAAAGAAACAACTTTTACAGATGGTGAAACAAAAGACCAGGGATATTTTAAGTGTCAAAAATCGTAGTAAATTTTTATAAATCTTAAAGCTTATAACTTATAATTCATATAGTAGGAGACAAAAGTGAAAAGCAATAGAAAAAATGTGTTTGTTATCGCAGAAATTGGTATCAATCACAATGGTGATCTCGAAATAGCAAAGCGATTAATAGATGAAGCTAATAAGGCAGGATTCAATGCTGTAAAATTTCAAAAGAGAACAGTAGAAGATGTGTATGCTCCTGAAGAGCTTGACAGACTACGAGAAAGTCCATTTGGAACAACAAATAGAGAACAAAAAAACGGACTAGAGTTTAGAGAAGCAGACTATGATGAAATTGATAGATACTGTAAGACTCTATGTATTGAATGGTTTGCATCTTCTTGGGATATTAAGAGTCAAGAATTTATTAGGAAGTATGACTTAAAGTACAATAAAGTTGCTTCTGCAATGTTAACCGTAACACCTCTTCTTCATAAGATCGCTGAAGAAAGAAAGCACACATTTATATCTACTGGAATGAGTACTCTTAGAGAAATTGATGAAGCTGTAAGAGTTTTTAGAAAATATGACTGTCCATTTGAATTGATGCACTGTAACTCATCTTATCCCATGAAGGATGAAGAAGCAAATCTTTTAGTTATTAAAACTCTAAGAAACAGATACAGTTGTGATGTTGGGTATAGCGGACATGAAAGGGGTGTTAGTGTGACTCTAGCTGCAACAGCAATTGGAGCTACTAGCATTGAAAGACATATAACTCTAGATAGAACGATGTATGGGTCTGATCAAGCTGCATCTCTTGGACTTCCAGCAGTAAGAAAGCTTGTGAGAGATATTAGGGTTATTGAATCTGCTATGGGTGATGGTGAAAAAAGAATATATGAGAGCGAGAAATCTTGTAGAGAGAAGCTATCAAATCCTTACTGGTTGAAGAAAATGCGAGGTGAATAGTGATGGGTGATCCGAAGTGGACCTCGGGAAATGAATTAAAGTATTTAAAAGAAGTTCTTAGTAATGAGCACAAGTCAAATCCATTTACTGACAGGCTTGAATCATCTTTTTGTGAGCTTTATAGCACAAAGTATGCCATAGCGATGAACTCTGCAACTAGTGCAATTCATACAGCCCTGGTTGCAGCAGGTGTTGGTCCCGGTGATGAAGTTATTACAACTCCATACACTGTTCTTGTAGATAGTAGCATGGCGATGATAGTTGGAGCAACTCCTGTTTTTGCAGATATTGACTATAACACTCATAATATTTGCCCAAAGTCTATTTCTGAAAGAATTACTGATAAGACAAAGGCAATTATTGCTGTTTCTTATCATGGTCTTCCCACTGATATTGATCCAATTATGGACCTAGTAAAGGGAACAGATATAGTTGTAATTGAAGACAATGCTCAAACACAATGTGCACTATATAAGAATAGAAATATTGGAAATACTGCTCATTTTTCTCTTTGGTCTTTTGAGAGAACAAAACATCTTTCAACCGGCGAGGGAGGAATTCTGTGTACAAATGATGAAAATCTGGCCACAGAAGCAAGAAAGTTTGCAGGAATGGGATTTAAGAATCTAACAGCTGGAAAAAGTAAAATGGTAGCAATCACACCAAAAGATTTTCAGAGACCAGATTATACACGTCATGATCGAATTGGATTAAACTATCGCTACAATGAATTTTGTGCAGCAGTAGCACTTGCACAATTTGAAAGGCTAGAAGAGATTGTCAGGCTAAGGCAAGATGTAGCAAAGCTTTATGATGATGCATTTGCTGACACAGACTTCGAACCTCAGCTTGTTCCTGAAGGGTATACTAGTGCATACTTTACATATTGTGCTAAGTCTCCATTTAATAATACACGAGAGTGGTTAGCATTTTATAACTATCATCATAATAATTGTGGAGATGATTTTTATGGGATGATGCAGCCTTCTTATTTTGAACCGATCATGGTTGAAAAAGGTTTCGCTGAAAAGTATGGGGGTACCTGTCCTGTAGCAGAAGAAGTTCAAAGAAGAAGTATGTTATTTAAGACAAATTATAGAAGTCTTGAAGAGGCAAATCGATATATTGATATTCTTAAACTGACCCTCTGTGCACATATGGAGGGAAAAATAAGAGCATGAAATTATTTGATCTATCAGGCAAAAAATGTTTAATTACAGGAGCTGGGGGACTTCTAGGAAGGTATCATGCAGAAGCTATTATTGAGGCTGGAGGGTCTGTTATTTTAACTGATATTGATCGTAATAGTGTAGTATCATTAGCAGAAGATCTAAAAGAAGGATATGAAAAAGAGTGTGCATCCTGGGCAGTTATGGATGTGACAGATCACAAGTCAATTTCTGGGGTATTAAATCGTATGGGACCTATTGATATTTTAATTAATAATGCTGCCAAAGATCCAAAAGTAGATAGCACTGGATTAAATGATTCAATTCCACAGTCAAGATTTGAAGTCATGTCTCTTAAATCATGGAAGGAAGGATTAGATGTATCTTTAAATGGTACATTTTTGGTGACACAAGCTGTTATTAATAAAATGATAAAGAATAATACAGCTGGAGTTATACTGAATATCTCGTCAGATCTTAGTGTTATAGCACCTGATCAAAGAATATATAAGAATTTATCTGAATCATTTTCTGAACAAAATGTTAAGCCTATATTTTATTCTGCTTCAAAGTGGGCTATTGTTGGGATGACTAAATATCTTGCCACATATTTTGCATCAAAAAATATAAGAGTTAACTCTATAAGCCCTGGCGGAGTATTCAATGATCACCCAAAAGGTTTTGTAGAAAAAATATCTAATTTGATACCTATGTCACGAATGGCAAATGTTGATGAGTATAAGGGAGCAGTTATCTTTGCTTGTTCTGACGCTAGTTCGTATATGACTGGCCATAATCTTATTTTAGATGGTGGAAGAAGCCTATGGTAGTCTATGTAGACATTGATGAAACAATTTGTAGATATGCTGGAGAGAGAGTCTATCATCTTGCAATTCCAATTTTAGAAAGAATAGAAAAGATTAATTTTTTATATGATGAGGGTAACACTATTGTTTATTGGACAGCTCGCGGCGCCACCACAAAAATTGATTGGACAGAGCTGACAAAAAAACAGCTTAGTGAGTGGGGTGCAAAGTACACTGATCTCAAAATGAATCATAAGCCACACTATGATCTTTTAATATGTGATAAAGCAATAAATTCTACCGTTTTTTTTAGTGATGTTGAGGAGGTAAAAAATGAAATCTCTTCCTAAAAAAATTGATTTAGAAATGAAGTTTGTACCCAAGGGATGGGGTTTTGAAAAGTGGATTGTCAATTGTGAGGAATACTGTGGAAAATTACTTTACTTTGTTAAGGGAAAAAGATGTTCCTGGCATTACCACAAATTAAAAGACGAAGTATTCTACATTCAGTCTGGAAAGATATTAGTAAAGTATTCTGACAGAGATGACCTCAATTGTTCAAGTGAAAAAACATTGTCAAGAGGCGATAGCTTTCATGTGTATAGGGGTTTACGTCATCAGATGATAGCACTAGAAGATACAGAGCTATTTGAGTTTTCTACAACTCACTATGATTCAGATAGTCATAGGATCAAAAAAGGAGATTAGTTTTTGAAAGCTTTGGTCAATAGAGAACCCTTAAGAGATAGACCGTGGGGCGGCGGAAATCTATTTCTTATCGCTCTATGCGATAGTCTTTTAAAGAATAACATAGAAGTAACACACAGGCTAGATGAGGATATAGACATAATTTTTATGCAAGATCCAAGATACAGTGATCTACAAATATCAGTAAATGAAATAGCATCATATAAAACTTTTAAGCCTGATACCAAGATAATACATCGAGTAAATGAATGTGATGCGAGAAAGAATACAGATGATATGGATAATCTCTTAAGAGAGTGTAGCAGAATAACTGACCATACAGTTTTTGTTTCTGACTGGATGAGAGAGTATCACATCGCACGAGGGTGGAATTGTCTAAGAACTAGTGTGATACATAATGGAGTAGACCTGAACCATTTCTCTCCGCGTGACAAGATTGATAATGGAAAAATTAATATTGTCACACATCACTGGTCTAATAATAGGATGAAGGGTTTTGATATCTATGAAAAACTAGATAGATTTGTTAAAGACAGTGAGTTATTTACTTTTACTTATATTGGACGTCACAATAACACGTTTAAGAACACAAAGACTATAGATCCGCTATGTGGAATTGATCTTGGTAAAGAGCTATCTAAGTACAGTGTTTATATAAGCGGATCTGTATATGATCCCGGCCCTAATCATATTTTAGAAAGTATCGCTTGCAAAATTCCAACATATGTTATTTCTACAGGCGGCGGTGCTGTTGAGTTTGCAGGCCAAGATCACACCTACGATACTTTTGAAGAGTTGATAGAGATTTTAAAATCTAGAGTGTATAAAGCAAATGATTATAATGCTAGATCATGGAGTGAATGCATAGATGACTACATGTCGATTATAGAACAGTGTAGAGGAAAATAATGGCAAAAATAAATTTTTTAGATCTGGGAATGCAGCCCATAGCAAATAACTTCTTATCAGATAAGTCTGAAATAGATGATGAATATAAGTTCCACTTAACTGTTGTATTTGATGACGAGAGCAAGCTAGTATCATTGTCAGACTTTGTCCCCCCTGATCTAATGTTCAATGATTCTTATGTGTATCACTCTTCTCTCTCTAAAACGATGAGAGATCATTTCAAAGAGATAGCTACTAGTCTAACTAAAGAATTTTCACCCAAAAAGATTCTTGAGATAGGCAGCAATGATGGCGTGTTTTTGAAAAATTTTAATAAAAATGATGCAATATCAGTTGAACCATGTGGAAATTTTGCTAAGATGACATGTGCTATGGGATATAGCACATATCAAAAATTTTGGAATGCACAGCTAGCAGAAGATATAGTGGAAAATCATGGAAAGCAAGATCTCATTTTTTCAGCAAATTGTATATGTCATATTCACAATTTAGAAGAGGCATTTGAATCAATATCCAGGGTGATGTCAGAAAGAGGAACTTTTATATTTGAAGATCCCTCTCTTTTAAAGATGATGAGTAGAAGATCTTATGATCAGATATATGATGAACATGCACATATTTTTTCTGTACTAGCATTAAAGAACCTTCTTTTAAAGCACAGTCTTGAAATATTTAGAGTAGAAAATTTAAATGTTCACGGTGGATCAAATAGAATATTTGTATGTCACTCTAATTCTAGATCTATCGAATATAGTGTTCAAGAAAATTTATTTAGAGAGAGAGAAGCAGGTCTTGATACGATAGATGCATATAAAAGATTTTCATATGATGTTGAAAAATCAAAAAATCAGCTAGTTGATCTATTAAATGAGCTAAAAAGAAAAGATTATAAAATTATAAGCTACGGTGCGACCTCTAAGTCGACAACTGTATTTAATTATTGTGAAATAGACACTAGTATTATTGATTATATTGTAGATACAACACCTGCAAAACAAGGAAAGCTATCTCCTGGCATGCATATTCCTGTTAAGTCACCCGAGCCAGGGTTTGATGAAACTGTCGACTATGCTTTTTTAGGAGCATGGAACTATGAAAAAGAAATAGCAGATAAAGAAAAAGAATTTTTAAAAAATAAAAGGTTTATAACTCATGTGCCCTACGTCAGATTTATCAAGTAAAGTAGAGCAACTCAGTGTTGATTATCACGAAGATGACAGGGCTCAAAGAATATTTGACCTATTCAATCTAGAAAATGGTCAAATAAACATATCTCATGTAAATTCTACATCTCACATAGTAGCGTGGCACGTTCATAAAATACAGACAGACTATTGGTTTTGTCCAAAGGGTTCATTTAAGGTGGGTCTAGCCGAGCCCCAGCCAGACGGAGGTCACAAAGTTAGGTGGGAATATCTCTCAGATAAGAACTTAAAAGCGCTAAGAATACCTCCGGGAACATATCATGGCTATAGGGCGTTACAGCCTGAATCCATAATGCTATATTTTTTAACTGAGAAATATGATCCAGAAGATGAAGAGAAAGTGTCTCCAGGAACGTTTGGTGAATCGTGGGAGATAGAAGATAAATGAATACGACAGTTGAGGATTTAAAGATTATAAATCTATTGAGACACTGTGACAGTAGTGGAGACCTTGTAGCAATTGAGTCATTAAAAGATATTCCGATCAATATATCTAGAATTTTTTATGTGTTTGGATCTGATGGAGAAAATAGAGGAAACCATGCGCACTTTAAAACAAGACAAGTTTTAATATGTGTAAATGGATCTGTTATTGTGACTTGTAAAGATGGCACCAATACAATATCATTTAATCTAGACAGTAAAGATAAAGCTCTCTTTATACCGGAAATGATATGGGACTCAGTAAGCTATACTGGAAAGAATACAATTTTACTAGTTCTTTCTGATTCACAGTATGATAGAGATGACTATATAGAAGACTTTGATATATTCAAGAATATAAAGTCTCAGCTTTGACAGTATAATATAAAGTAGAATAGTGAGATAGCATTATGAAAATCATGATAACTGGAGGTCTTGGACACATAGGCTCAGCTCTTGTAGAAAGCATTAAAAAAGATCTTGATCTAACAGTTGTCGATGACATGCACTCTCAAAGATACTGTTCATTATTTAATAGAGATAGAAAATTTAATTTTTGGGAGAGAGATTTTTCAACAATATCAGTTGATGAATTAAAAAAGTTTGATGTGATTGTTCACCTAGCAGCGATAACTGATGCGGCAAAAAGCATGAGTGAAAAAGAAAAAGTTTTTGACGTGAATGTGACAAAAACTACATCTTTTATCAAGGCTGCAAAGCTAGCAGGCATTAGTCTTTTTATTTTTCCATCTTCAACTAGTGTATACGGAAAGGGTCAAGATGTCATGTATGAAAAAGATGACAACGTGCTTCCCCAAAGCCCATATGCAGAATCTAAGGCAATTATTGAAAACAAACTCAGAGAATTATCAGTTCCTCACGTAATATTAAGATTTGGAACAATCTTCGGTTGTAGCAAAGGAATGAGATTTCACACAGCTATTAATAAGTTTAGTTTTCAATCTTCGGTGGGCCAAAGTATAACTGTATGGAAGCAAAACTATGAATATTTTCGCCCATACTTGGGAATAAATGATGCAATTCTTTCAATTAATTTAGCCATATCTAATCTGCTAAAAATCAATGAGACATACAATGTATTAACAGATAACTTTCGTCTCTCTGAAATTGTAAAAATGATTCAGAATATAAAAGAGACAAAAGTTAGATTTGTTGACACGCCGCTTCTAAATCAGAACACATACTTTGTAAACGACGAAAAAATCAAATCAATGGGCTTTTCACCATCAGACTCTTTAGAGTCAGAAATTTTAAAAACAATGGAGATGTTAGGATGAAAATAACAAGGATACATTCACCATTCCCAGCAATATCAATAGATGATTTCACACCATCAGTAGCAATTGTGAGAGCAGCTGCTGAAAGCTTTAATGATGTCAACGATTGGGTAAGCTATTCTGCAGAAAATAATCAAATACAGCATTGCTCAAAATTAGGAAGAGAAAATATTCCCCCACCGGCATTAATTCTCTTAGATTACATAGCTACTCACTTTGATCCGAATAGTGCATTTAATGGACTAACTGACAATGCTTTTCCAGATACTTCTCACTATGGTGGTGGGATGATGGTTACACCCAATTCTAGCGGTGAAGGTGGATATCTTGGAATGCATGTTGACGCAACATCACACGGATTAAATCACAGATGGAGAAGAGAGTATAGTGCAATTTTATGTCTGTCTGAAGAGTATGATTCATCTTTTGATCTTTTGATACATGACGGAAATGATTCTCATGCCAGAATTCCATATAAGTTTAATAGACTTAATGTGTTTAAGTGCTCAGATAGTTCTTGGCACGGCTTTCCTGAAATCACAAAGGGAATGGATAGAAAAACTTTAGGTGTAATGTATTGGTCAATTATGTCAGAAGAGGAACAAAAAGTTGCAAGAGTTAAAGCAAAATTTAATAATTCATTAGAATTTTTATAAAGTATGAGTATTAAAAAAATATTAATTTCTGGAGGGGAAGGAGATTTTGCAAATCAACTCTGTGATTTAAATGATAGCAAATTTATAATTTTTTCCATTAAAAAAGATGAAATGGACGTCACAGATATTTCTCAAATTGATAAAGTGATAGAAAAGATAAATCCTGACTATTTTATTCATGCAGCTGCTCTAACAAGACCGATGGAAATTCATGAAAGTCATCCAGATAAAAGTATTCTTAATAATATTATTGGAACAGCAAATGTTGTTCTCTCGTGTATGAAAAAGAACATAAAGCTTATTTATCTTTCAACTGATCATGTCTATCCAGGGACAAATGGAAATTATTCTGAAGAAGATCCAGTCATGCCTATTAATAACTATGCATGGTCAAAGCTAGGGGGAGAATGCTCTGTGACACTCTATAAGAATTCTTGTATTCTTCGTCTTGCAATGATAAAGTATCCATTTCCTCACAAGTCAGCAATTGTAGACTCTTATAAGAGCTCTATTTTTATTAATGATGTTGCAAAAATAACATTTAAATTTCTTGATATGACTGGAACATATAATGTAGGGGGAGACAAGATGTCAATCTATGATTTTGTAAAGAAGATAAATCCAGACATTAAAAAAATATTCTTAAAAGAAATTAAAGATGTCAAAATGCCAGCTGATGTCAGCATGAATTTAGAAAAAATGAAAAGAGTTGTGAGCAAGTGATTAATCTATTTAATATTAATCATTATACACTAAATACAGCGACATTTGATAATGTTTTAAACGGTGCTGTAGTTAAAGAATTTGAGAAAGATTTTGCAGAATATGTAGGAGCAAATCATGCATGCGGAGTTAATAGTGCAACTAATGCAATTTTTTTATCACTTTTAGGCAAGAATGTAGACGTCACCGTTCCTAGCATTATACCGCCAGTTGTTTTAAATGCAATAATACTGTCAGGAAATAGAATATTGTTTAAAGATGACACAGATTGGGTGGGAGGATCTTATACCCTTCACAACTTTAAAAGCTACAAGATCATAGATTCTGCACAAAAAGTAGAGAGAGATCAGTTTAGAAGAGAAGCAAATCCAGAAGATTTGATGATATTTAGCTTTTATCCCACAAAACCAATAGGCTCTATCGATGGTGGAATGATTGTGTCTAATGATCTAGAAAAAATAGAGTGGTTCCAAAAAGCAGTTTTAAATGGTACTAGTATGTCTCAAGAAAGCTGGAAAAGAGAAATTCATTTTCCTGGATGGAAGTCTTATCTTAGTTCATGTCAAGCACAAATAGCTTCAAAAAATTTAAAGAAGCTAGATTTTAAAAATAGACGACTAGATGAAATAAGAAAGTATTATAATGAGTCACTTAATTATCGTAATACAAGCGGCCACTTATATAGAATATCTGTAGGGGAGAGACCCACTTTTATTTCTGAGATGAAAAAAAGAAAGATATCTTGTGGAATTCACTATAGAGCGACCCACCTACATAGGGTGTATAAACAAAATATTTCTCTTCCTAATTCTGAAAAGATAGATAGGGAAACAGTCAGTCTCCCCTTTCATGAAATGTTAACTGATGATCAAGTCGAGTATATAGTTGAGTGTTGCAAGGAGCTCAATTGAATATTTTGGTAACAGGTTGCGCAGGATTTATTGGAAGTCATGCCGTTGACTTATTTCTAAGTATGGGATATTCTGTTACGGGTGTAGATTGTTTGACATATGCTGGATCAATTAAAAATATTGAAAAAGCGATATCTCATAAAAATTTTAGGTGGTATAAAAATGATATATGTGACACTAAAAGTGTTATAGATCACTGTCTGAAACATGAAGTTGAATGGATTATTAATTTTGCAGCCGAGACACATGTTGATAATTCCATTGAGTCATGTGAAAGATTTATTCACTCTAATATAGTCGGAGTTCAGTCTCTTTTAGAGTGCTGCAGAAGACTCAATATAAGTCTTTTTCATGTATCAACTGATGAAGTCTATGGCTCTATACTAGAGGGGTCATTTTGTGAGACATCTAAGCTAAATCCCAAAAATCCATATTCGGCGACCAAGGCTGCTGCAGAGCATCTTATAACTGCTTATTCTAATACATACGGAGTAAATTATATCATTGTGAGACCAAGCAATAATTTTGGACCGAGACAGCACGTTGAAAAATTGTTACCTACAGTCCTAAGAAGCCTTAGAGCCGGGGAAAAAATTCCTGTGTATGGAGATGGAAAAAATATAAGAGACTGGCTATATGTTAAAAATAATGTAAAAATGATGGAAATAATTCTTAGGAAAAGTGACGTAAATCAGGTTTATAATATTACAAATGGCAATGAATTTGAAAATATCGAAATAATTCGTAAAATTATAGATATTCTTAAAATAGACTTCGAATCAAGTGTGAAGTTTACAAAAGATAGACTTGGGCATGATTTTAGATATTCTATTTCTGATAGAAAAATAAAAGGTTTAAATTTTCAGGTGAATTCAAATTTTAATGATGATTTAAAAGAAACAATAAGAGGGTAAAGTGGATAAATTGTGTATAGGACTTTTAACTTATTGCAACAGTGATACACATCCAGAAAGATATGAGATATTTAAAATGTGCTTATCTAGTCTTAGGAATATAGCGTGTGAAAATGTTTATATCTATGCTTTAGATAATGGCTCGTCACAGAATGTGATTGATGACTTAAATAGTTCTTCATATATAGATGCTGTATATTTGTCAAGAAATAATTTATATGATTTTCTAGCGGTAAACTTTTTAGTGAAAAAAGCAAACAGCATAGATGCCAAGTATGTAATGCATCTAGAAGATGATTTTTTATTTTATAAAGGTGATTTTTTAGATAGCTGCATTAATTTTTTGAAAAAAAATAATGACTGTGGGTATCTAAGAATACTAAAATATGACTTTAATAATAAGCTAGTATATGACAAGATAGGAAATCATAAGAATAAGGACATGCAGAATTGTCAACGACACTATAATAATATTTCTAAAGATCCACTAATGTGGTCAGAAAAGCAGCGAATAGCTTCGTTTGATTTTTATAAAACTAACTGGCACTGGTATAATTTTGCAAATATATGCAGACTGTCTGTATTTGAAAAGATAGTACCACAATATGACTGTTATCCGCTTCAGCTGCTTGAATTAGAAATGATGAAAAATTATCATCGCTTAAGTCTATTATCTGGTGTAATGGATGTGGGTGTAGTAAGTCATATGGGAAGATTCAATAAAAAAACTTCAACAAGGTTGTCTTTTAGGAATGAGTCACCTCATGAACCTAAAAAAGAATTTCCGCTTTTAAAGATACAGGATATACTAGATGAAATAGAGTATCTCTTATGAAAATATGGATGGCAGACTTAACGTATACTCAGCAAACACTTTCTTCAGATGTGTTTCCAGCTGCAGTTGCAGGAATGATTGAGTATGTGAAAAACTCACTTATTTTTGAAATAGATGCAAAAGTTTTTAAATTTCCAGAAAATTTATCTAAAGCATTAGATACTGATACACCAGATATAATTGGATTTTCAAACTATATCTGGAATTGTAATCTGGGCTTAAGTTTTGCAAAGATAATTAAGCAAACATATCCTGATATTCCAATTGTGATGGGCGGTCCTAATTTTCCAGTGACAGCTGATCGCCAAGAAAGATTTTTAAAAGATAATCCCCAGATAGACTTTTATGTCTATAAGGAGGGAGAAGATGGCTGGCTCAAGATAATAGAATTACTTAATGAAAATATTAAAAGAGAAGATAGGATTTTAAAAATTCAAGAAAGGTCTTCTGAGCTAATAAATACATTATTTATTGACAAAGAAGATAATTTTGTTATCTCTCAAACAACTTCTAGGCTATCTAGTCTGGCACAAATGACATCACCCTATGTTAATGGCCGCTTAGATAAGTTCTTTGGAGGAAGATTATTACCGATCATTCAGACTAATAGGGGTTGTCCATTTACTTGTACATTTTGTACAGAGGGACAGTCATATTGGAGCAAAGTAAGAAAAAAATCTCAAGATGTCATTAACTCTGAAATTGAATATATTTCAAAAAAAATTAGTGAATTTCCTGATGATCAAAAAAGATATGAACTTTATATTTCTGATTCTAATTTTGGAATGTTTAAAGAGGACTTAAGCACTTGCTTATTTATTTCTCAAATGCAAGAAAAGTATAGCTATCCAAAGTATATTAATGTTACAACAGGTAAGAATAATAAGGAAAGAGTATTAGATGCTGCAAAACTAGTCAATGGTGCAATGCGAGTAAATGGATCTGTTCAAAGTCTAGATGAAGAAGTTTTAATTAATATAAAAAGAAATAATATCTCTACAGATAAGCTACTTGATGTGGCAAAGCAAGCACAAAAGGTTAATTCTAATGTGACATCAGAGGTAATACTGGGATTACCCACAGACTCTAGAGAGAAGCATTTTGAAACATTAAGGAAATTAGTTGATAGTAGATTTAATACAATAGCAATGTATCAGTTGATGATGCTCCCCGGAACAGAAATGAATATTCTAGAATCTAGAGAAAAATTCAAGCTTGAGACAAAGTTTAGAGTTCTTCCAAGATGTTTTGGATATTTTAATGTGCTAGGGGAGGAAATAGTTTCAGCAGAAATAGAAGAGATAGCAGTTCAAAATTCCACTCTAAGCTTTCAGCATTACTTAGAATGCAGAAGGATGAATCTTATAATTAATATTTTTTATAATGAAGGAATTTTTGAGGAAGTAGTCAAGCTTTTAGAAAATCTAAATATTTCACCCTTTTTGTGGCTTGAGAAAATATATGAAAATAGACAGATTGAGAGATTCAATGGGCTAATAGAACAATTTACTGATGAATCAGTAAGTGAATTATGGGAATCTAGGAAAGATCTTTCACTATTTACCCATGATAAGGAAAATATCCAAAAATATATCTCAGGAGATTATGGTAATAATCTATTAGCAAAGTACAAAGTATTATCTCTAACACATTATTTAGATGTTATCTGTAAAGTAGCTGTGATGTCAATTAAAGATATAATAAGTGAAAGAGATGAAATAGACAGTGAAATAATTGATTTGATGTCTGAAATTATAAGATTTAAATCGCTTCGTATTTCTAACATATTTGATTTGAGCTTTGATGAGTGCAGGGATGAATTTAAATATGATATAATGAATGATTCATTAAAGATATCAGAAGATGCAGATGAGAAGTTTAATGTCAAAAATATAAAATATGATAATGCTGTATTGTTTTCTTTTACACTAAATAAAGAGCAGAAGTCAATGATTAAAAGCTATGTTGATCTATTTGGAAATGATCTTGCTGGACTTTCAAAGATACTTTCTCGCGTGTATCTCAGACAATTTTTTAGAGATGTAAGCATACTATCGAGGGATACATGAACTCACTAGAGATAATCAATAATCTATATAAGGGAGTAAAGTCTTCATACTCAGAAAATGACTTGGGTATTTCAATATACAACTATGTCATAAGCACAAAGCCAGAAATAGTAGTAGAGTTAGGAACACTTCACGGATATTCAGCTATTTGTATAGGCCTAGCCCTTAGAGACAACGGCTTCGGAAAATTAACCTGTTATGATCTGTGGGAGGATTATGAATTCACACATACAACTATGAATAGCACAATGGAAACTATAAGAAGACATGGCTTAGATGACATTATATCATTAAATAAGAGCAGTGCATTTAGATGGTGTGAAAAGGTTGAAAAATTTGATCTTCTTCATGTAGACATATCAAATGATGGAGAAAAGATTAAAAAAATATTTAACCTTTTATCTTCTAGGGTAAGGGAGGGATCAGAGATATTATTTGAAGGAGGGACAAGAGAGAGAGATGAAAATAGCTGGATTAATACTTTTGGTTTCATGCCTATAGAATCTGTTAGGGAAGAGACAGGATATCATGTTTTAGATGAGAGGTGGCCCGGTCTTTCATTAATTTCAATAAGGAATAAATAATGAAAGGAATAATACTTGCTGCCGGGTCCGGATCACGACTTTTTCCCATAACACATTCTTCCTCAAAGGCATTATTGCCAGTGTATAATAAGCCAATGATTTACTATCCGTTGTCTACACTAATGCTAGCAGGAATTACTGATATATTGATTATTTGCTCTGATAGATTTTTAGAACTATATAAAAATCTTTTAGGCGACGGCACTAGTTTTGGGATATCAATAAAATATGATGTACAAGAAAAGCCAGACGGAATTGCTCAGGCACTTCAGATCGGAAAAGACTTTATAGGAGATGATAGTGTATGCTTGATTCTTGGTGATAATTTATTTTATGGTCATGCATTACCTGAGCTCCTGGTGGGTGCGAAAAGAAAAATTGAAATATCTGGTGGAGCCATGGTTTTTGGCTATTACGTTTCTGATCCTACAAAATATGGTGTTGCAGAAATAGTTAAAGAAAATATAGTTGGATTAGTTGAAAAACCAAGCATTCCAAAGTCTAACTGGGCTGTGACTGGCCTCTATATGTATGATAATTTAGCTGTAGATATCGTAAATTCTATAAAGCCCTCTAAACGGGGAGAGCTAGAGATCACAGATGTAAACATCGTATACTTGAATAATGATAGTTTATCAATAACAACTATGGGAAGAGGCTTTACGTGGTTTGACACAGGAAATTCAGAGGATCTTTTTTGCGCGTCATCATTTGTTAGAATGGTTGAAAATAGACAGAGCTTAAAGATCGCATGTCTAGAAGAGATAGCATACTATATGGGATATATTGACAGAAAAGAGCTTGCCATACTAGCAAAAGGCTTATCTAATACTTCTTATGGGCAATATTTACAACAATTAGTTGAGTATGAAAATAAAACAAAAGAGGATATTTTTAGATATGAGCAAAGATAAACTTACAGTTGGTATAATAGGCCAGGGCTTTGTAGGCTCATCAATCTATGAAGGGTTGAAGAATTTTTATGAGATTCTGACTTATGACATCGATAAAACAAAGTGCAATAGTTCCCACGCAGAAGTGTGTAAAGAGTCAGATATAATTTTTGTATGCATACCCACACCCATGAGGCTATCCGGTGAGTGTGATACCAGACTACTTGAGAGCGTTGTAGACAAACTTCAGAAAGAATGTATCTCTTCGGGAGCATTTCCAACGATAGTAATAAAATCGACAGTTCCTCCTGGTACAACAACAAGAATACATAATAAGGGGCATCTTGACGTGTGTTTCAGCCCAGAATTTTTGACAGAAGCAAATTCATTTGAAGACTTTAGGAATCAAGATCGTATTATTATCGGTGGTACTGGAGCTAAGAAAGTCAAAAGGATGTTCCGTAAACCATTTCCCGGGATACCGATTGTTGTAACTAAGTCTGAGACAGCTGAGATGATTAAGTACTTTACAAATTGCTTTCTTGCAACCAAGGTAACATTTGCAAATGAACTATATGATATATGTCAGTCTTCAGGTGTCGATTATGATAAGGTATGTGAATATGCTCTTTATGATATGAGAATAGGAAAAAGTCATCTTGCAGTACCGGGACCAGACGGAGATAGAGGGTTTGGCGGTCACTGCTTTCCAAAAGATCTAGCAGCAATGATTTATTTTTCAGAAACAAATGATTGTGAAGCTTCACTATTAAGGGAGGTTTTTGATAAAAATAATAAGATAAGAGAAAACAGAGACTGGGAAAGAATGAAAGGCAGGGCTGTAAGTGATGATTAAAGATATTTCTGAAAAAACTAAACAAAAGCTTAGAAAGAGCTATATTGATCGTTATATAGAAGAATTCAATAATGATAATTGGGCCGGGTATAGAGATAAAGGAGGTAAAAGAAAAAGATTTCAAATTCAAGAAAAGTTAATACAGTTTATTGGAAATAAGAAGGTTTTTATCCCAATAGAAAGTGAATATTACCTAAACTTACAAGAGTCTCGGGGAATTGGCATAACCAAAGATACAACCATTGACAAGATAATAGATGAATCTATGAAATCGATAAATGAACTCATCGAGAGTGATATAGTAAGATTAGATGAATTAGATAAGCTCATAAGAGAATTATCCGCCAGTCAGCCCAGAAAGAATTTTTTAGAAATAGGCTTTAGAATACCAAAAATTCAATCTTACTATAAGAATACATTTGAAATGGAAGCATATGGAGTCGATATAAACACTTTTAATGTAGATCTTTTTTCAGAGATGGGCTTTAATTGTTTTTCACTTGACCTAATGAAAAATGAAAGCATTAGTGAGAAGCTTAATAAAAAATTTGATGTAGTCGTCTGTTACCATGTTTTAGAGCACATCACAAATCCAGATGAGGCTGTTAAAAATATTTTTGATAGTATGAACTCTAATGGAATTTTTCATGTAGAGGTTCCAATTGAACCAGGGCAGCCAAGACTAGAATATGGTCATCTCATCTCATATGATCCCTATGATATGTCTAATCTATTGTCAGGAGTTGGATTCAAGATAGTTCATGCAACTAATAAGACACACTCCGATGGACCATGGATAGAAAGATATATTGCTATAAAGCCTTTTGGATTGTAATGTATGCGCTGTATTTGATATAATTAATATATTCATATTTAAGACCTTAAAATGACTCATTCACCTATTAAAAATTCCAAAATTCTTATATTTGGGGGAACCGGCTCTCTTGGAAAGGTTCTCATCAAGAAATATATTGATAATAATTCTGTATGTGTGTATTCTAGAGATGAGTCTAAGCATTGGACCATAAGAAATGAGATGTCGCATGATAATCTATCATTTATCATAGGTGACATAAGAGATAAACAGAGATGTAAAGATGCGATACTTCAATTTAAGCCAAAACACATAATATTGGCTTCTGCTCTCAAACATGTTGATGTTTGTGAGATATCTCCTGAAGAGAGTATAAAGACAAATATCGAAGGGATATCTAATGTTATAAGTGTTATCAAAGATAATTTTAGAATTTTAGAGAATTTAAAAACTGTCTTGATGGTGAGCACAGACAAGGCATGCTCTCCTATTAATGTATATGGAATGTGTAAATCAATTGCAGAAAGAGTTGTGACATCTGCTGCTGAGCTGTCTATTCCAGTAAAATTTATCGCAGTAAGATACGGAAATGTTCTAGAGTCTAGAGGGAGCATAATACCACTGTTTAAGTATCAATCAGAAAATTGTAACGAAATTACTGTTACAGATAGAAGAATGACACGATTCGTTATGACACTTGATGAGAGTGCTAGACTAATTGATGCAACGATACAAAATGGAGATTCGGGACAGACATGGGTGCCAAGGCTTCCTGCAATGAAAGTATTAGATCTAGCAGAAATATATTCAGAAATGTCAGGTAAGCCCATAAAGATAATTGGAATGCGCCCTGGTGAAAAGCTTCATGAAGACCTAATCAATATTTCTGAGTCGATGAGAACAAGACAGATTGAAAAATACTTTGCAATTAGCTCTTCTTTTACGACGCCTTTTCAAAGTGATGACTATGTTATGAAAAGTAATATGAACCTAATGACAAAAGAAGGGCTAAGAAATCACTTAGAGTCACTAGATATCTTGCACAAGCCTCTTTCACAATTTTTAGGAAAGTCTATTGAGGAGTTAAAAAAATAAAGCGGAAGTTATGGAATAATTGTGATGAAAATAATGATTGTTGGAAGCACGGGAATGCTTGGAAATGCCGTTGGTAGTTACTTTTTAAATAATTGTTTTGACGTAACACTAACATATAGAAAAGAAAATCTCAAATACGGTAAAAATAATATCAAATTTGATATTTTATATGATGACATCGAAAATCTATTTAGTGAACCGCATGATTATTATATTAATTGTGCAGGATCGATTAAGCAAAAAATCATCAAAGAGAACAAGGAAGACATATTAATTAACGCCATATTTCCGTGGAAGCTTTCAGAGATGTGTGAAAAATTTGGAAGCAGATTAATACACATAACAACTGACTGTGTTTTTTCAGGTCAAAATGGAAAATATATAGAAGAAGATATTCATGACTGTTTAGATTTTTATGGAAGGACTAAATCATTAGGAGAGCCAACAAACGCTATGGTGCTTAGGACAAGCATCATTGGTGAAGAGCTCGAGGGCAGTTCTAGCCTTATAGAATGGGCAAAATCAAATTCTAGACAGAAGGTAAGGGGATTCACAAATCACATGTGGAATGGTATAACTACATCACAATATGCTAAAATTTGTCGAACTATCATAGAAGACGATAGCTATCAAAAAAATAAGTTTCATATTTTTTCTCCAGGAGATGTTTCTAAGTATAGTTTATTGAAGATGATAAATAATAAATTTAATCTAGACTTAGATATTCAGCCCTTTAGAGCACAAACAAGTGTAGATAGAACACTTAGGTCAAATAAGAGTCTTGTTGAAAAATTAAAAATAGATCCAATAGACATTCAGTTAAGGGATTTTTAATAATGGCTAGAGGAAAGACGATAAATTGAATTTTTTATTGTGTGTGCATAAATGATTAACAAGATTATAATTTCTCCTCATGTAGATGATGAAGTTTTGGGCTGCGGGGGAGTAATTGATGATAAAACACTAGTTCTTCATTGCGGTCTAGCGAAGTTGCAGAATCATGGAAATAGTATTTTTTCTAAAGAGGCGAGATTAAAAGAGTTTGAAAAAATTAAGATAGAGACTGGATGTAGTTCTATTCTTTTAGATAATGCTGTTAATCAATATTGTGCAGCTGACTTGATTTCTGACATAGAGAAAGTACTTAATGAGTATAAGCCTAGGACTGTGTTTATTCCAACACCATCATATAATCAAGACCACAAGGAGGTATACAAAGCGTCAATCATTGCATTAAGACCGCATGACATCAATTACTTTGTGTCGAGAGTATTGATGTATGAGCAACCTCAAGATTTGTGGGCAGGAGTGGATGATCAATTCAATCCTAGCTTTTTTGTCAGGATTGATATTGATAGAAAGCTGAGACTCTATTCACTTCTTGAGTCTCAAGTTCGGGATCATAGAAGCATAGACCTCTTAAGGAATATTGCTGCTATAAGAGGAAGTCAATCATGCTGTGAATATGCAGAGGCATTTCAAGTAATAAGGTGGGTAGCATATTCAGGTGATGAGATATAAACATCAAAATAAGTAAGAATATAATAGAGCATGAGATACAATAAAAGTATGAGGGGATGTATAGTAATTCCCGTTTTTTTTGGGTACAGATCAAGACGACCTGATAATCATTTTAAAAATATCGATAGCGTGGTAGAGCTGACAAAATATCTCATAGCGCATTATCGTCAATTAGATACAGGAATTCACACAGATATTATTTTTGTCAATAACTCACCCGATGAACCAATTGCAAATTCGTTATTTGCATCAATCAATAACACTCCTGTTATAAATGGCATATTTAAAGTGATCGATGGTGACAATATTGGAATGTCATTTGGAGCCTATAACAAGGCATTCCAGGCATTTCAAAACGATTATGACATCTGGTGTTTTACAGAAGATGATACAATTTATAGCTTGCCAAATTTTCTTAATGGTGTAATCAAACAGTTTGAAAGTGATTCATCTCTAGGCTTTGCAGCTCTAATTGGTGTCGGAAGTGAGAATAATCTAAATTCGGCTCATTCTCATGGAGGCTGCGGCGTGACAACACGAGAAAAATTATCAGAGGTGTTCGATAAGCTGGGTGAGCTACCTCACGGTCATGAGATTCCCACTTTAGAGGCAGATAAATATGACCATGCACACTTTAAAAAAATTCACATGATCGGTGGTGAGGTTGCTTTTACTAATTGTTATTGTCAGCTAGGATATAAAATAGCCAAAATGAACTGTCCAGATAAGCCCTATACAAGATGGCATCACGATTATCAGGAATTAGACATCGAATCATGGGGCTCTTATAGCTATATAAAAAAGGTAATTTCATGAAAAAGAAACATATATTTATTGGAGGACACCATAATAGTTGTACCACAATAGTACGTAAGCTCATTCTTTGCAAAGATTACATGGAAGCCGATAGATATCCTGACTATATGGGAAAATATTTTCATAGTGAATTTTTTAAACGATGGCATGCTAAGAAAGATAATTTTGAATTTTTTGAAAATAAAGTTCGAAGAGACACAGGTGGCCTCGAATACTGGGTTATCAAGCACAACCACTTGATGTTGATGATACCTGAGCTTAAAAAGGCATTTCCAGGCTCAGTATTTATAATGTGTATCAGAAATCCAATTGATCAATTACGAAAACCACAAATGAATTATGAGTGGTACGGAAATGCTAGAAGTTGGGATCCACCGCTTGTAGAAAAATTTGGACTCTATGGGGAGTGGGTAGATGAGGGAATAAAAAATGCTGACCATATTATTCGACTTGAAGATCTCTTATTTGATACAAAAGATACAATTAAAAAGCTATATCAATTTTTAAAATGTGATGATAGAGTAGATGATGATATTTTACAAATGATTCTTCCTCCATCCTCAACTGTTTTAGATGGGCATAGACCCGCTAAGAGCACTGGGAGTGACCCATTAAGCATCCTAAAGGTCACTGAGGCAGAATTAGATAATTACATTATAGATTCGTCTGGGACAATACTGCGTGATGCACTCAAAGAGTATTGTATCCGTTTAGGCTATGATATGCCCGAATACTTGAAAAGAAAAAAATAAATGAAAGCATGTGTAATTCTATGCTTTTTTTGTTTATAATAGAGGTATGAGTAAAATAGAAAAAACTTTCCCAACAGGAAAGCAACATGTATCATTTTCTGAGATCAAATGCTGGAAAGAGTGCACATGGCGACATAAGCTAGTTCATATAGACAAAGTTGATATTTTTGAGCCCTCTCCTTACTTAGATTTTGGAACTGCCGTTCACTCTGGATGTGAGGTCCTTTTAGAAAAGAATGATCTTGATTATGATAGCCTCTTAAAAGATATTGTGGATGCTTGGGATAAGCATGGGTTTGGAAAGCCAGAGTGGTATGAAAAAATGCCTGGCTGGTACAAGCATGTTCCTGTAGAAGAGTGGTGTACATGGGCATCTAATATGTGGAGCGAGATTCCAAAATTTTTAGATGAGACGTTTCCAGGCTGGGAGTTTGTATCTGCTGAGGAAATGTTATATGAGCCTGTTGAAAATAAGGATATTAACTTCAAAGGATACATAGACGGGATTATAAGAGTTCCTAATAAAGCTGGCAATGGGTACAAGTACTGGATCATTGACTGGAAAACAGCGCAGTCTTATGGGTGGAGAAGGTCTAAAAAGCAAGATATTTTAATGACTGCACAGTTAATGCTATATAAGCACTTTTGGTCTAAGAAGCACTCTGTTGAACTTAAAGACATAAGATGTGGTTTTATATTATTAAAGCGCGGCGGTAAGCCAGGCAAGGTCTGTGAGCTTGTGACAGTATCTGTGGGACCTAAGTCTCTAGAAAAAGCCCTAAAGATAATGAATAATATGATAACATCTGTTAGAAGAAAAATGTTTCTAAAGAATAGAGATTCTTGCAGGTACTGTCAGTTTAAAGACACAGAACACTGTACGTAATTTACTAGTTTTTTTTACCACAGTAATATTTTAGAGAAGGCAATCTATGACCCAAAAGAAAAAAATTCTTGTTCTATCTGATCATGCACTATCAACTTCTGGAGTTGGCTGTCAGACAAGACACTTAATTAACGGACTGTTAAATAAAGATGGACACTGGACATTTCGACAGTTTGGTGCGGCTCTCAAGCACATAGATTATGAAACTGTTGTTGTCAATGAAGATTTTATCATCAAGCCCATTGATGGATTTGGAGATAGAAATCTTATAAGGATCACTTTAGCAGCTGAGAAGCCTGACATACTATTAATCTTCACTGATCCTAGATTTTTTATATGGTTGTTTGAGATGGAAGACGAAATACACCAGATTTGTCCAATTGTTTGGTGGCATGTGTGGGATAACTATCCTTATCCAAAATTTAATGAATCTCTCTATGAGGCAACTGACTCAATTAACTGTCACTCTCACCTGACATATGAAATGGTTAGCAACGTTTTTCCAGAAAAGACAAACTTCATACCTCACACACTGCCCGACGAGATCTTTCACCCCATCAGTGAAAAAGAGAAGAGAGAATTTAAGGGTAATGTTCTAGGTGAATCTAGAAAAGATCACTTCATTGCGTTTTGGGTTAATAGAAATGCAAAGAGAAAAAGACCAAATGATGTACTTTTTTCGTGGAAGCTATTTTTAGACATGCTAGAAGAAAATCATGGGCATAGAAATGCAACACTTATAATGCACACTGATCCCTATGATCAAGAGGGCCCAAATCTAATCACAACAGCTGAGATGTTTAAAATACATGAAAATGTATTTTTCTCAACAGATAGACTAGAATTTGAGAAAATGAATATACTTTACAATATATCAGATGTGACATTAAATGTGAGTTATGCTGAAGGATTTGGTCTTTCTACACTAGAATCAATGCAGTCTGGGACACCTATAATTGCTGTTAAAACAGGTGGGCTAACTAGGCAGGTCGTTGATCACAGAGACGGAACAGAAAACGGTGTAGCCCTAGATGTCGAGTGTAAGACACTTGTGGGTTCACAACAGGTGCCTTACATATATGAGGACTACTCACGTCCAGAAAGTATAGCAGGTGCTATTTTAAAGATCTATAATCTTTCTCCCGAAGAATCAATAAGTCTATCTAACAAAGTAAGAGAATATGCATTAAGTGAATTCTCTCACCAAGACATGATAGATAAGTGGCATGATACACTTTTAGATGTGTCTGATAATTGGGAGAAGAGATATAAAAGATGGGAATATTTTTCTCTATAAGAAGGGAGTTTTAAAAGAATGATTGAAAATTCTTTTGTAGTAAAGAAAAAGGTAATAATCAGAGCTCCGCTGCTATCAATAAGTGGCTATGGAGTTCATTCAAGACAGATATTCAAGTGGCTTGAAACAAGAGATGACCTTGATGTTCGAACACAGATAGTCCAGTGGGGAAATACAAGCTGGATGATTAATTCAGAATTTGAATCAGGAGCCGTTGGTAAGATAATGAGCTTATCATCAAATCATGATTCTCAGCCTGACATATCATTTCAGGTTCAGTTGCCTGACGAGTGGGATACTGAACTAGCAAAGCTCAATATAGGAATTTCTGCTGTTGTTGAAACTGATAGGTGTAACCCTGCATGGATAGAAAATATAAATAAGATGGATCACGTCATTGTTCCGTCTGAGCACATAAAAAATACTATTTTATCGACAGGAACCGTCACAACACCGTTACACGTGATACCAGAGTGGTACATAGAAGAAATAGATAAAGACAGTGTAGCCGAATTAGACATAGAGGTTAGTACATCATTTAACTTTATATCAATTGCTCAATTTACTGGAAATGATCCTGAAAATGATAGAAAAAATCTCTTCTATACAGTTAAGTGGTTTTGTGAGGCATTTAAAGGTGACGAGGATGTGGGACTCATACTAAAAATAAATCACGGAAGAGGAACCACAATTGATAGACACATAACAAGAAATAAAATGAGACAGCTTGTGTCTGAGGTGAGGGATGGAGAATTTCCAAAGATTCATATAATCCACGGAAATTTATCATCTGAAGAGATGTCATCACTATACAGATTGCCAACTATCAAAGGCTTGATAAGTCTAACAAGAGGTGAGGGATTTGGCCTCCCTCTTCTTGAGGCAGCAGCGTCTGGAATTCCTGTCATCGCAACTAATTGGTCAGCTCATCTTGATTTTCTAAATCTTGGAAAATTTATACCTATTGACTATAGCATGGTAGAAATACCAGAGTCTCGAATTGATAATAGAATATTTTTAAAGGGCATGTGCTGGGCTGAGCCAATTGAGGCTGATTTTAAAAAGAAGATTATTAAGCTGAGACATAAGCATGACATACCAAAGCGCTGGGCACTAGATCTGTCTAGTCGAGTGAGAGATATTTTTTGTTCAAAGTCTATAATTTCACAATATGACAGCATGATAAATGCCATCTTAGAAGATTAAATGCTTTCTCTTTCTGTCTTGACCTCTAGCTTATGCGTTTTTTTAACACTTATTCTATCTGCGTCTATTTATTTTAACATTAAGCATGCATTGTTGATAATAAAAATGCAAGAAGCAATAGAGGAATCTCTGGACATATTAGATAAAAAATATGAGAAAATAGATGCAATTCTTAAAACTCCTGTTTTTTTTGATTCTATTGAAATAAGACAGGTCATAACTGAAATTAGATCATCTCGAGACTCTATACTCTATCTTGCTAATATTCTTGCTGCTGTTACACAGGATGAAAATTATGATGAACAGCCGGAGAAAGAAATTAATGAGAGGTAAAAGAGTTAAGAGAGTTGGTAGAAAAAAGGGAAGCAAGAATCTTTATTTTAATAAAGATACACATGACGCAATAGTTCGATACCAGATAGAGACCGACACATCAGCTAGAGAAAAAATATATGTAAGTGAAATCTTGCCAGCATTTGATAAGTTGGCAGAAAATCTTATCTTTATTCATGGTTTTGCAAAAAATGCTGACTCTTATGAGTCACTAAAGAGTGACTGTGTCGCATTTCTATATGAAACTTTAGAAAAGTTTGACCCATCAAGGGGAACAAAAGCATTCTCTTATTTCAATGTAGTTGCAAAAAACTGGCTAATTATACAGAGTAAAAAGAGGACTAAGAGCAATCAGCGTCTCGTAAGTATTGATGATTCAACTCGCCTTAGTAGTCATGACGTAGAGAAAATTGAAAACTTTTCGGTATCTCCCCCTCAAGATTTTTTTATGATCAAGAAAGAATCTATAGCAGAGTTATTTTCTCTAATGGAGATAATAAGGCTAAGGCTTAAAAGTGAAAATGAGATAGCATGCATGGATGCTATAATTACGCTATTTAAGAAAATAGATGATCTTGATCTTTTAAATAAGCGCGCAGTGTTTGTTTATATGAGAAGTCTTTCTAATTTAAATCCAAAACAATTATCAGTTGCAATGTCAACAATCAGAAAACACTACAGAGACCTAATTAAAGATGGGGAGTTTGATATATTTTAAGGAGGGATCATGTCAAAGGTAGTTGAAAAACTTATAGACAGAGCTGCAGCTAAAGAGATAAAAATAGAAAAATTTTCTGATCTATTAGAGTCTTTAGAGAACACAGAAGATAAAAAGAAGATGCTATGGAAAGAGATATATGAAAACTCTCTTAATGATAGAGAGAGTGCTGGAATATTATTCACTGACCTCTTAGCACAGTCAAAAGGAAATGCAGCTAATCACGCAATGTTTGGCCAGATTATGTCTAAATATCTGGAGAGAATGTGTAAGTCAAATGATCAAATATTAAAGCTAGCAGAGCTAATAGCTAAAGAAGACACTAATAGCGATGTTCTCACGCCCGATGACATATTTAATCAGATAGACAAGAAAGAATAATGGGAATAACAGGCCTAGGACAGCTATATACTCCTGGAGGATTGGGTGATAACACTCACGGTGTAAATGTTGGAAAAAGACCTGCTAATTTTTTCTATACAGCTGTTGTTATAAACTATATATCAAATCCAGTACTAGATCTAGAGCAAGTGGCACCCAATCAAGAGCCTAATTCAGAAACAGGAGAGTTTGCAACCTATAGGTCATCCCTGAAGAATGGCAAAAATAGAGTCTTGAATGTGAGTCGTGTAGATAAGATGCCGAGAAATAGCATCATTGCACAGATCGTCACCGGCGGTGAGGGAAGATATGGGATGGCTGAGATATTTTATCCCTTCTTCTCTCCTCACCTCTCTCTTCCCCTCAAGGCAGGAGAGCAAGTCTGGGTTTTTTATGAGGAAGTTGGACGAGGTACAAGAAGATCTGATACAGTTGGGTACTGGATAAGCAGAAAGTCATCAGATATACAGGTAGATGACATAAACTATACTCACCAAGATAGAGTTACACTAGGCTTGCCAAACCAGGGAGCGTCCTCTTCAGCTAGATCAAATCAAGAAGGAGAGTCTACATCTGGTGTTGATGCATATGGCTTTCCTCTTGGCGGGCGAAGAGATAGTGGGTCTAATACACTAGGTGGGACAGCCCCCTATGATTCCATAATAGATAATTCGTATTCTTACGTGGGAGACTTCACACCTGAGCCAGTTCCCAGGTATAGTAAGCGTTCGTCTGAGCTAGCTATCCAGGGGTCTAATAATACGCTCATATCTCTGGGAGAGGATCTTGGATTCAATGAAGATAGGCTTCTCGTAGGAGATAGGCTAGTAAGTCAGGATGGAGCTGGAAAGTTAATATTTAGCCAGCCTGTCATGGGCCGCGGCACCATTGATATGGTCGTCGGACGTGGAGTTACTCTGTCTGACGGGACTACTATATTTGATAAGGACCCAGAGGAGTCCAAGTCAGATGCACTAGATCCGTCTACAGGTAGCTCTGGAGACCCACCGGGAGTTCCTATAGGAATTGCCAAAAATACAAGAGAGTATATAGAGGTTGATAAGACACCAGATATAAGTGAGGTCGCTCAAAAAAGTAATTATTATGAGGGAACTCCAGACTTTATCAACGACTTATCTAGAGCATACATTTCTATGAAAACGAGTGGAGATGAGAACTTTGCGATAGACAGCATAACAAATGTCGGATCCTCTACTGAAAATTCATCTGTTGACACCGATCCGCGTTCAGAGGAGCCCTACATCATATTAAAGTCAACAAATCCTAGGATCATAGCAAGAGATGACGGAAGCATCAAGATAGTCCATGAGGCTGGATCATCTATCGTGATGGATGACAGCGGAAGGATACAGATACAGGGTGGCAGCATATGTATAGGTTCAGATACTGCAGATCAGCCCTACATCAGATATGATGAGTGGAAGCAGGTGATGAAGAATGTCATAGAGGACATAAATGAGCTTGCCCTAGCTGTGATGCAGATCAACTTAATGCTATATACTTGCTCACAGGTCGGAGGCGCCAATTCATTTTCTGGAATGGCTGCGTGGAAAGCACTTAATGGAATGATATCAGCTCTTCAGGATACCACTGCTAGCGATATGTATATATACGAACTATTTGCAAATACAATAGGTGAACAAGTCCGAGAATATGACATAAAGAATGTTCAGTCCGAAATAATATCAGGAGAATAACATGGTAGTAGAGACAGAAACATCAGGAACAAACGAGGATCTTGAGCCAGAAGAGCAGCTTTATAATGACATAAAAATAGCATTTGGATATCCCGAAACAAGTGATATGCCAACAACAGTTGAAGGAACAGATGATAATCCCAAGCAACAGGCACGAGATAGCATCGAAGATATCTCAGAAAAACTAAGAGATGCTATAGTTGCGTATGTAGAGACACAGTTAGACGAATAATTATGTCCCGTGTGAGATAATTAATATAATATCACCTTACAGCTCTCGTTTTTGATATAATTAATCTTAGGAGTGTGTGATGTCAGAAGAGCTCAGCTTTAAAAGTGTTGGAATCAAGTCTAACGATCCTGATCTATTTAGAGCAGTACAGATAAAGCCTGTCGGGATTAAGACACCGCTAGAGGTGGGCACTGGAAGATCAGGGATTTTTCAGATGCACTTTGATGTTGCTAATCAATTGATGGATAATCTTAGAAACCTAATACTAACAAATCATGGCGAGAGGCTTGGTGTCTATGACTACGGTGCAAATCTTCGACCTCTAACATTTGACGTGACAGCAAAAGATGACTGGGATGCAGAGGCGATGCTAAGGATTAATACAGCTGTGTCTAAGTTTATGCCACAAATGGATCTAGAGACATTTTCGTCGTCACTTTCTTCGAGAAGCGAATCAAACATAATTGGCGAGTGGCTAGCACATGTTAGACTAGTCTTAAAATTTAATATACCCATGCTTGGTGTCACAAATAGAACGATGGCAGTTGACCTGTGGTGCGTAGGATAACAATATGGCACAATCAAAAAAAATAAAAAATGTGAGATCTAACCAGAGAACATACCTTGCAAGAGATTTTGACTCTTTAAGGGCTGAGCTAACTCAATACGCAAAGATATATTTCAGTGATCAGATGACAGACTTTTCTGAAAACGGTGTAGGGGGACTGCTCATTGAGATGGCAGCGTTTGTGGGTGATACACTATCTTATTACCTAGATCATCAATTTAATGAGTTAGACATACAGACTGCTGTTGAAAGTCAAAACATAGAGAAACTCATAAGAGCATCAGGTGTGAAAATAACTGGAGCATCTCCCGCAACTGCAACTATAAATTTTTATCTAGAGGCTCCAGCAGCCTATTCAAATAATGAGTATGTTCCGGATGTAATAGCTCTTCCCATAGTCAAGGCGGGCACACTTTTAACATCGACATCTGGTGTGCTTTTTGAGCTTGGAAAAGATATTAACTTTGCTGAAACTGATGCAGCTGGAAAGACTGTTGCAACATATCAGCAGATGAAGACCTCAACTGATTCGTCTGGAAATATAGTACCAGTAACTTTTTCTGTCATGCTATCTGGAGAGTGTAAGTCTGGAATATTAAAGACTCAGTCATTTATAATTCCAGACACATTTTCTCCGTTCATGACAGTCATGCTCAATGATGTTGATGTGACCGAAATCATCTCAGTCAGAGACTCAGATGGAAATACTTATCACGAGGTTAGTGCTCTGACACAGGATGTAGTCTATAAGCGAGTATTAAATGTTGCTTCAGACAGTGATCTAGCACCTGAGAATCTAGAGCTTGTGCCTGCACCGTATAGGTTTATTTCGACTATGAGTAGAAGATCAGGAAAAACAACAATTAGATTTGGTGGGGGCAGTGCTAGCTCTACAGATGATGATATCATTCCTGATCCTAGTGAAGTTGCTATCTCACTTTTTGGAGAGAGAAAGACATTTTCAAGATTCACAATAGATCCAAACTCACTTCTAGAGACAAGAACACTTGGAATTGCTCCCAGAAATACAACAATAACAGTAAAGTATAGGGCTGGCGGAGGTCTATCACATAATGTCCCAGCAGGATCAATTAATACTATTTCTACACTCTTTACACGGTTTTCATCAGGTGCTCCATCTAGCACGATTTCTTCAGTTAGATCCTCCATTGAGTGTTCAAATATAAACCCCTCAGCTGGAGGTGAGGCTCCATTGACGCTAAATGAGATGAGATCTACAGCACTAGCTTACAGAAATTCTCAAGCAAGAATTGTGACTAGAGAAGATCTTATTGCAAGAGTCTATGCAATGCCATCTAACTTTGGAAGAGTTTTTAGAGTAGGAGTTCATACAAACCCAAATAATCCTCAAGCAGTGACAATGTGCATTATAAGCAGAAACTCAAGTGGAAATCTAGTCACCTCACCAGATGCTTTAAAACAAAGTCTGAGGCTATATATCAATCAATACAGGCTGATATCAGATGCAATTGATATATGTGAGGCACGAGTAATTAATGTGGGAATAGATTACGGTGTTGTAATAGACGAAGTATCTAACAAAAATCTAACAATACAAAATATCAATAAGTCATTACAAGACTATATGGTAATTGAAAATTTTCAAATTGATCAACCAATAATCACATCTGATCTTGTATCTTTAATAATAAACACTGTAGGTGTTGTGTCACTGGTGAACTTTAAAGTTAAAAACACATCTGGAGTAGTTGACGGCAGAAGGTATAGTCAGGAATTATTTTCTATTCCGTACAATACAGACAGGGGTATTATCATGCCCACTCCAGGTTCAATTTTTGAGTTAAAATATCCTAAAGATGATATTGTTGGTTTTGCGAGATAAAGATGTATAGAATATTAACTGCTAGTAAAGATACATACATTACAGATAAAATCATTGACAACAGTTTCAGAGCAACTGATGCAAATGTAGGGCAAGCTGCAACTCTAGATTTATTTAAGCTCTACGCTGAATCAACATCAGGATCAGTCACATCTCCTATGGAGATAAGTCGGGCACTGATAAAATTCGACCTGGATCCTCTGAGAAGATTGACAGGCTCTTTTCTAGACATCAGCCACTCTTCTTTTAGGTGCACATTAAATCTGTCTGATGTGTATGGTGGCCAAACTTGTCCTTCAAATTTTAAACTAATTGTTTTCCCACTTTCCCAGTCATTTGATGAGGGAATGGGTAGAGATATTGTTAGCTTTTCTGATTTAGATTCTTGCAACTTCATAACAGCTTCTACTAATGGCGGAACAGCAGTTCCGTGGTTTGTTTCAGGAGCTAATAAACAGGGCCTTCTACATTCAGACAATATTGATATTATATCTAGCGGAAATCTTCTTGATGGAAATGGAGTTGTTAACTTGTGGAGACAAAAAACTTTTTCAACAGGGGAGGAAAATCTATCTGTTGATGTCACAACAATTATTTCTGCAACTCTTGCAAATAGAATGCCAGACCATGGATTCAGAATCTCATATTCAGGATCTCAAGAAACTGACACTATCACTAGATTTGTTAAGAGATTTGGTTCTCGAAATAATACATCATTTTTTAATAGACCTCAGCTTATTGTTAAATTTAATGATTCAATTCAGGACAATCATAGCTCATTTCTTTTTAATGTATCTGGATCACTTTTCTTAAATAATTTTCACAGAGGCAGGTACGCAAATATTTTAACAGGAACCCGAGGAAAGATGCATGGTGTTTCTGGAAGTAATTCTCTACTTCTCAGGCTCACATCAGGGTCAATTGGAGCTTCAGGGACATTTTTTCAAAAGATAATAACAGCATCCCAGCATCAGATAGGACAAAACTATATTACAGGAATTTATTCTGCATCTTTTTGTGTATCACAATTCACAGGAACAAATCCGCCAAATCGAGGAGAAATTAGATTCAATAGTGCCCTAGCTAATGAGATTAAAAATGCAGGATCTGCAACATTCACACAGATCTGGTCATCTTTAGATCAAACTGTTGCATTTTTAACAGGAAGCTTAGTTATTAATACTGTCAATAGAAACTCATTTAGCAATCGAGCAAAGAGGCTTTTAACATCTATAACAAATATGAAAGATGAGTTTGGAATAGATGATAAATACAGATTTAGAGTTTTTGTAGAAGATATAGACAGGCCAGTCAGATATAAAAAAGTACCATTTGAAACTAAAAGCTCAATCTTTGATAGAATGTTTTATCAGATAAAAGACTTCAAGTCAGGAAAAATTGTTATTCCATTTGATACAACATATAACTCTACACTTCTTTCAACTGATAAGGATGGAATGTATTTTGATATTTATATGGACACGCTTTTTAAGGGAACCGTGTTCACTGTAGATTTTCTTATCAAGGCAGAGGGGTCAGATCTAATTTTTACTGATGTTGCAGCAAAGTTTAGAGTTGTCTGAGGTGGTCGGTGTCGAATTTTAAAATAAACTCAAGACCTAGACTATTCAACCCATCAGTTGTCCGTGGTCAGTTCAAAGTTGCTAAGCCTTCAAAAATATCTCTATCTCAGCTAGGAGATACAAATTTTCAAAGCACATCATCTTTTAGATATGACACTGCTCGCTCACCCCTCAAGTCTACGCAAGAGATCTCGCTAGACTGGTCAAGATTTGAAAATCACACATTTTTTAACTCAGCAGAATCAAAAGTCAACATAGCTTTTCAGAGAATTATAAATGAATATCCCTTTGATGGAACTTTGAAAGAGGTAGAGGCATTTGAAGACTCTCTCACCGGATATGAAAAATATATCTTGGATATATTTCCTAAGTCTGCTGGATTTCTAAATTTTTCTGGAACATCAGAAAGTGAAAATCCAGCATCTGGATATGGTGAAAAATTAGGAACATACATATCAGTTCAAGACAGAGCGGGAGTTCTATTTCCAGATTTTTCTAAGAATAGAACAGCAGAATCAATTCTTGATTTCGGAAAAGATAGCTTTTCTATCGAGCTAGAGCTATATCCGGCCCCCAGAGAAAATGAAAATCAAATAATCTGTCAAAAGAGATCAAATTCTAATGACTCAATAACTGTTGCGCTATCAGAATCTTCTTCGACATCTAAGTGTGATCTCATATTTTCAGTGACATCAGGATCTGCAACATTATTTGCAAGCTCTTCAATAGAAAAGGGAAGATTCAATCATATCTGTACAACATTTGACAGATCTCCCGGTCAAGGTATCTTAAAGATATTTGTAAGTGAATCTCTCAGGGTGACATCTTCAATGGCTTTTGAAATGGGAAGTCTTTCTTTTGGCAGAGCAAATTTTATAATAGGCTCTGGTTCTTCTGTAAAGACCCCAGAGTGGAGCACTCCCCACGGAGAAAAAGAATTTATTCCCAAGGTAACATTTTCTGGATCGATGGATGAGGTTCGAGTTTTTCACTCTACTAGAAGTGATATTGATCAAAAAAGAGATTCACGCCGTGGAATATATGCCAGCAATGACCTCAAGCTATATTTTAAATTTAATGAACCCACTGGATCTTTTAATCTGAAGTCTGTTGTCCTAGATAGTTCTGGAAACTCTCTTCATAGTGAGATTAAAAATTTTGAGATAGGGCTAAGAATTTCAGGATCTATTTCTAACCCTCTGTCTTCTGAAAATCTAAAGAGAAATCCTATTCTCTTTCCCTCCTACTATAAAATTTCTAACCTCAATAGAAAACTTTTAGTATCTGCTAGCTTATATGATAGAGAAAATCCAAATTTAATCACTAGTTTGATTCCTATGCACTTCTTACTAGAGGGACAGTATAATCAAGGATTAGATAGTGAGAAGGGTGACATAGGCTCACCTATTTCTGGAAAATCTATTCCTGGATCTGCTAGGATCGGGTCAGCTCAATACCTAACAGCATTTCTTCTCATATGGGCTAAGTTTTATGATGAGATGAAGATATTTGTTGATCATTTTTCACGAGTGCTCTCAGTTGACTATGATGATAATCTTTCAATCACTGATAAATTTTTACCGTTTGTTGCGGATTATTATGGATTTACGTTGCCGTCACTTTTTTCAAATGTTGATCCAGTACAGTTTATTAACGGTGATGACATACAAAAGACATATTCTCAATCAACTAATTCTATAAAGTATGTTCAAAGTCAAATCTGGAAAAGAATTCTAATAAACCTTAATGATATAACTACGTCGAAAGGAACAACTTACAGCATACGGTCTCTTTTAAGATCAGCAGGAATTAATCCAGATAATATATTCAATATTCGAGAATATGGTGGTCCAACTAAAAGATCTCTAGCGGGTCGTAGGCAGACCAAGTCTGAAACTGCAACAAGCCTTGATTTCTCAGGTAGCCTTAACCCATCTTCTTTCACTCCAGATACCCAGGGATTTTCTAGTGATATTCCACACCTGGTGTCACCATTTCTATCTGCCTCTAGGGTAGAGGTGGGATATCCAGAACAGGTTGGTACGATGGTCTCTAAAGTTAGATATCCGCCACATGGAATATCTAGTGATCCCAGTGATGGGCTATTAACATCAGGATCATTTACATATGAGGCAATCTATCAGTTTGAAAAAAATAAGGATCATCCCGGAGAACAAAGTCTTGTACGATTCCATGTAACTGGTACTTCATCTCCGTCTAATGTAAACGGTGTCCTGGCAAACGTGACTGTTGTTTCTGGAGCTCAGAATTCAATGACATCTAGTGGTGATGATTTAAAACTATTTGTCAGGTCTGACTCTAATTCTTCAACTTCACCAACACTAGCACTTATATTGACCGGACTTAATATTTTTGATGGAAACCTGTGGAATGTATCTTTTGGACGAACACGGTCTGATGATAGACCCGAAACAGATTCACAAACATATCTTACTAAGAGGTCATCAGCTGTTCAGTCTTCTTCTTATTTTTTAAGATGTGCAAGACAATCTTACGGAAGCGTGAGTCAAATATTTATGACATCGTCATATTTTATGTCTGCACCAGTTGTAGCATCATCAGATGATTCATTTCAAAAGATCTCGACAGCATATAATGTTTCTGGTGCATTTATTGCAATAGGCTCTCAGTCACTAGGCGGAGCAGCTTCTGGTCGCTTTCTTAATTCTGTAGATGATTCTGGCCAATATAGAAATGCCCTATTTACTAAATTTTCAGGACAGGTGTCTCAAATAAGATTTTGGTCTAACGCCCTCAGTGAAAGATCATGGATAGAACATGTCCGAAGCTTCAAGTCACTCGGAGTAGAAAATCCTCTTATTAATTTTAACTTTAATGATTTCTCAACAGGTTCATTTGGGAGACTCCGTGTCAATGCATCAACAGATCAGAGAATTTTAACTGCAGGATCAGATAGAAAGATAAGAATATTTGATTTCTCACAAAACGGATATCACCTTAGCGGCTCTGGATTTGAAAAAAATACAGATGCAATAGGATCTGAAACATTTTATTTTAGTTATCTATCACCTGCATTTGACATCTCTCAGACAGACAATAAGGTCAGAGTGAGAAGTTACCAAGATCCAGAGCTGATATCTCTCAGTGAATATGCAACATCTACACCTACATATGAGGTGAGAAAAAGTGAGGAACCTGATGACGATGCAAGATTTAGAATAGAGATGTCATCAGTTAGTGGCCTTAATGAGGATATCATGAGAATATTTGGCTCGCTAGACTTTTTTGATGATGCTCTCGGAAGGCCTAATCTTTTATTTGATGAGTTCTACCCTGACCTCGACCAGATCAGAAAGATCTACTTTAATAGACTCAAAGAGAAGCCTGACTTACAAATCTTTTTTGACATGTTTAAATGGTTCAGTTCAGCATATGGTGATCTTTTAGGCCAGCTTATACCAAAGAGAACAAAATTTTTAGGCGTAAACTTTGTAATAGAGTCGCATGTAATAGAAAGAAGTAAGTTTAGATACTTATTTGATGAAATTTATCTAAAAGCACTCTTCAGAGACAATGATAGGGGAAATCTATTACTTTCTCAGATTGTTGGACACTTATGTAAATTTTAGGATCAGATATGTCAATAAAACCATTTGTAGATAGACCAAAAGTTGATATAGGCCAGGATGTCACTATTCTGCCTGCCTCTGGCGGGATGAATACTAGTGAGATAGATAGATTTAGGCAGGGAGTCAGCATGCGGCACTGGCGTGACTTTAAGTGCTCTCTAGTTCCAATGATCACGTCTAAGGGGTTTATACACAATGCTAGTGCAAGGATGGATTTTTCGCTCAACAAGTCAGACTACGGTCAGCCAAAACTATTTGAAGATCTAGGAAACAACGGTGTATTCAATGGAATCTTCTCTCCTTTTGATGACATAGTAGGTGTATTCAGCGGAAAAGACTTCATAGAGGATCCAGGGACTCAGATGTATCCTAATGTTATGGTCAGCCCAAATTGGCTAGATCCTGCTATGATGGACGGAGTATTAGACCCACTTCAGATAAGACATCAGATGAGCAATACTAATGCTGAAGGACCGTTTTCAGCTCATGGCATAAGAGGTGCCCTGATGCCGAATATTGGAAATGAGATACTTGGCAGGGGAACCTTTATATGGTCTGTTATTCCATTTGAACCAGAAGCTAAGAATCCACCGTATTATGACTCACAGGATGTACCTATGGAAATTACGTCTCCGACAGGAGATAAATTTGTATTATCATTTCCTGGATTTGACTATCCTGAGGAGACACAAGTCGAGCCATTTGATGACACTGTTCTCTCTGAGAAGATAGAAAGTCAGCAATTTAATATACTTAACACACTATCTGGCTCTGTATTAGGAGCCGGCGAGTTCGGAATATATCAGAAGTCTGCAACAGTCGGGTTTATCTATAGGGACGGAAACTATATCATAAAGAAAGGCCAGATAGAGACTGGTGTGAAACGAGTCATGGGAACTGACTCTATAGCATTTGGAGGGTTCCTTAAGTAATGCCACGATTACAATTAGCCTCATATGACCTAAGTGATACGTTTCAAGACTCGAGTGGAAATGTCTACTCATACCATAGCGGACAGGATCTAAAAGTCTGGATTCGTCCCGCTCCTGACGAACCAAAAGATCTGAGTAGAAATAATCTATCTTGCGAGTACGATGATGATCCGCCTATCTCTGATGCAACAATTGGTAGTAAGTCTTATCCTGTGATAGGTGATCAGGCCAGCAGCCCTGGTGTTATAGAAGTCTCGAACTCGACCGGAGACCTCTCATTTACCAGCCTGCCAAGCGCGGGAACGCCAACGACATCTTCAGATAGACCATTTTCAATAAGTATGTGGGTGAAAGTAGATTCGCCGCACGCTTCGGGCACAGGATATATAGCCTGGAAGCCAAGCTTATCATACGGAGAGTATGGGCTCATCATAGCCACCGACGACTCGCTGCGATTCCAGCTCTACGACGACGATAACGATGCCTCCCAGTTCGTGCTCACCACCGGGGAAATCCCATTAGGTCAGTGGAATCACATAGTTGTAACATATGACGGTCGAGGGGGAACCGGTGCAGCGACCGTCACCGCTGCCCTGGGCCTGAAAATCTATATGAATGGATCAGACTACTCTGGGTCCCGGACCTACGCCGGCAGCTACAAAGGAATGCAGCCTAATTGGGGTGCTGATCTAGTCATACGAAATTTCGCGCCCGCGAACTCGGCTGTTTTTAAGGGTGAGATTGCAGAGATCGCTCTGTGGAATAGAGAGCTACCTGAAGTAGATATTCTCACAATATATAACGCAACACGAAACGGTGCCTATGATCTATTTACCGGATATCTCAATAATCCAGTTAGAACAATCGTAAGAAGCAGAGACAATGCGACAGGATCATACCCATCAGTTCTAAGAACCACTGGATTTAAGCAGAGCACACCAGATCCATTTGATGATAACAGGACAGTTGTATTTCACACGATAAAAAAGTTTAGAAAGTTGGGCGCTAATAGGCAGGCGGTCTTCACAGATCCGCTCATGGATGTCCACTATCCGGTCATGCTCACAAAGGTAGATCACGACAAGTACTATAGGAACTGGGTATCAACACCTAACACATCTGGGTCAATCATCGCATCAGGTAGTGTGGGACCATTCATATCTCTACAGGGACTAGAGCCATCAATAAATCAGCACAGAGACTTCACACCGTTTAATGAGAGCAGGGTCTACATAGACCCAGGAAGCACATTTTACATGACAGGAACGAAGAGGACAACCTATCCTGGCTTCACATCTCCACTAGAGGACAAGGTCCAGATAGTGATACCCCTTCCAAATGTAAGTGATAAGATCTGTAGCAGGTGGAATAGTGACTTCGGCGGTGATGCGGTTGCCGGCACAAACTTTATTGAGCCAGGTGTGACAGATTCAACAGATGTAGAGGTCACACCGACATCACAGTATAGTGGATTTAGCTACTACAACTGGATTAATGGAAGATGGGAGGACATAGGCCTCTATGATCCTGCGACTGGGATAGCACGCAAGACACACATGTTCTATCTAGCTGCTGAGAAAAGACAGGGCAGCACTTATCTATATCCAGAGTTTCTTCCATATGCGAGTGATGGGAAGCACAAGCAGCCGTGGCACATCCAGCCACCGTCTTATCAGTTTAAGATGTCACATCACACAATGTACATGACAAGGACATATAATGACTTAATCATGACAGGTGCCTATGGAAAGATAGGCGCGCCCACAATTGCAGCCGCCGCTCCGCAGCATCCTAGGTATCACGCAACTTCATCACAAGCCCTGTCTCTCTCTAGTTACATAAAGCATCCATTCCTGCTTGAGAAGGCAGTTATTGAGATACCGGTCATCGTCAGAAGAAAGAATGGTGCGTCATACCCACCTGGGGGTTCATATAAGGTCGACGGCGGTGACAGAGACATAGATAATTACACATTTTTCATGTACAGACAGCAGAGAAGACCGTCATTTAAGATCAATATGCCGACTAGTCCCTCTGATCAGCAGAACTATATAGAAAGAGATAGCGCAGCAGATGTAAGCGGTAGCACAAGGTTTCTAGTCATGAGTGCTTCAGCTGCTTTTTATAATAGCCCCTCGATAAGATCGTCAGCCCTACAAAGTGAAATATCATCTCTAGGGCTACCACACACACCATCCTTTGAATATGACTTTAACCTAGAGGTAGACAGTGACAGCATCCCGAGCGAAGGTGCTGAAGCAGCATTCACAGGATCTATTCGTCTAGAGTTTATTCCAGCAGTTGCAAATAGAGGAGACTGGGGAGGATCCCGATTCGCAATCAGGAGCGGTACAGTTCCGGGTGAAGCCACCAAATTCCCCAGCACGTCGTGGCAGCCGATCTCAGCATATACCTCAGCGGTCATACAAGATTTCTGGCCAGGCGGCACCACAGACACCTCCCAGATGCAATTACACTCGAGCTCCTGGGCATACATGCAAGCTGCAGGAGAATGGCGAGTAGCAGGGCCCATCCCGACAACGAATGATGCCGGGCCTTATTCTCTATCTCCCTTCGAGGCTAGGTGGGGGAATCTAATTCAGGTGACCCAGCACTCGACAGAGAATACAGACCCTGAAATTATTATCTCAGAACCGGGTGCTAACAGACCGTTCACGGGTCGTGCAGGCTTCAGCACTGATGAGCGGTCCACAGGCTCATTGGGCTATTACCCCGAGACTGGGGCTGGTGCTGGCGACAACTTCCCGAGGACAGGGTACATATGCCGAGGAATCAAGGTTGATCAGATATCTCCAAATACACCCTCTCCATACCTGCTACTTCCTGAGGATGAGATAGTCATTGGGATCGATGCAAGCATATCATCTACGATGGTGTCTGGGACACAGGACCAGCTTGGATTTGATAAGAGTAACCATGACATGACCCACGCGGCCGGAAAGACCAGGTGCAATGCTCTTAACATCATGTCTGGATCATTCATGAAGATCATGGCTGGAGAGGCAAAGCTCACGCTCTTTGGCTCGCTCATAAAGGAGGACAAGGAGCACATGTCGAGCCTCGACCAGAACCTCACGTCAGATGCCATTCACCATGACATCCATCAGGTCGGTCCGCTTGATCAGTACATGATAGGGTCAGCTAAAGACTATCGAGGTACTTACATCGATAGATACATAACTGGATCAATGAGCGTTCGAGGGAGACCTCTCGCTGACGGAAGAGCTGGAACACGTGGTGTCAGCATGCTTTTTTCGTCAGAGGATGATATCGTGCCCAATTTCAAGGGTCCCGTTTCAAGACTGTCAAGGGGAGGTCTCAATTACCTAACTTCACAAAATTTATCTGGAAGTCTTCTTCGAGGTGTCAAGCTAGTTGACAAGTCTGAGAGATTTTATGACACACTTCTTCCAGACTATGTTGAGTATGCTAGTCTTCACAACGTCGACAGCGACGGTGACAAGACCGCGCTCGGAGTCTTCTATGTATCTAATAATTTATCTAGAGGAGTAACTAAGGTAAACAGACAGGGACATACGGTAATATATGCGTTTAGTAGCATGTGGGAGGGACTCTGGGGTAGGCCAGTTATCGAAGACACCGGTCAAGATCCTTATACCGCACAACCGACCCTAAGATCATATGATGATGGGAGGATCCTCCGGTACAGATCAGGCAGAGAGCTTCCATATGCCACCAACCCTACAAGAATGTCTTCAGATAGATTTATATCTATAGGTGCGAGATATGATGATGCGATCTGGGAGGCACC